GCATGGGAGCCGATCATCCTAGCCCGCAAGCCACTTGCCAAAGGATTGACTGTTGCGGCGAACGTGCAGCAGTACGGCACGGGCGGGTTGAATATTGATGGGTGCAGGGTTGAAGCACAGGGACGCCCATTACGCGAAGTACATGCAATGCGCGATGATGTGGAATACGCAGGTAATTCTCTCGCTGGCCGCGTGGATGGCTCGCTCCAATCGTCCAAGGCTGTTGGCGAAACTGATCTAGGTCGCTGGCCCGCCAACCTGATCCACGACGGCGGCGAGGAAGTGCTGGCATGTTTTCCTGAATCGAGCGGGCAAATGGGCGCGGTAGGCCCGCAACACGGCGAGCGCCCAAGCATCAACACTTATGGCGATTTTGGTGCGCGCCCAGATTTCCAGCCGTGTGGCGATGTGGGCAGCGCCGCGCGATTCTTCTACTGCGCCAAAGCGAGCAAAGACGACCGCGAAGAAGGGTTGGAATGGCTCGATCCAAAGCGTTCAGCCGACCGCACGAAGGCTGACGGCGTAGGCGGCGACAATCCGCGCAACCGCAGCAACCGCAGCAACCGCAACCATCATCCGACCGTGAAGCCCACGGACCTGATGCGCTACCTGTGCAAGCTGGTGACGCCAAAAGGCGGGACGGTGCTGGACCCCTTCATGGGCAGCGGCTCAACGCTCAAGGCCGCAGAGCTTGAAGGCTTTTCGGCAATCGGCATTGAGATTGACCCGGAGTATTGCGAGATCGCGCGTAGTCGCATCGCGTCAGACGCCCCATTGTTCGCGGAGGCTATACCGTGAGCGTGGGAGTTAAGTATATAAGTCCCAAATTTTCAGTAAGAAAACACGCTCTCCCGGATGCCGCGTAATGGCCGATTCCCGCAATTGGGCCGAGGAAGATTCCACGCAGGAGCAGAAAAACACGCTCCACGCGGCCTGTGGTGACTTGGCTAATCAAATTGAATGGCACGGATTCCGACTTACCAAGAACGATTGGCGGCACATGATCTGCGGAACTATCAAGCATTGGCGTCTGATGCCTGGGATTGATCGCGGAGAGGGTGCGCCGGGATTAATCATGTTGGGCGGAAGCATCAATGACTTGAATAAGGCAGAGACTACGGACGCGCTTACGCAAATCTTCCTGATTGGCGACGACCCGAGTACGCAAGGACTAAAAAGCCCTCCGGTGCGCTGGTGCAAGAGTGTGATTGGTGCGCGTTACATAGTGGAGTATGAGAACACATGAGCGATTTTTATACATATATCCATTGCAAGCCTGACGGAACGCCGTTTTACATTGGGAAGGGTAACGGCAATCGAAGCCATCACTTCAATCGCCGGAATAACTGGCACACCAAGGTTGTCAAAAAGTACGGAAGGCAAAATATAGGCATATACGTGTTTGAGTGCGAGTCCGAGGCGCAGGCCGTCGCAGATGAAAGGCAACAAATAGCGCAGTTGCGCAGCCAGGGGTATGAACTTTGCAATATTACCGATGGCGGGGAGGGGATGAGTGGATTAAAGCACTCAGAAGAAACGAAGCGGAGAATATCTAAAGCATCGATCGGGAATAAATACGCAACCGTCAATAAAGGCAGAGTGTTTTCGGATTCCCATAGGGCGGCATTAGCGCTATCAAATCTTGGCAACAAAAACGCTCTAGGAAATAAAAACGGGGTTGGGAAAACTCCGTGGCTTGGGAGAAAGCATTCGCCGGAATCGTGCGCAAAAATGACTGCTATCAGAATCGGGAAAAAGGCATCTGCTGAAACGCGAAAGAAAATGTCACTGGCGAAAATTGGTAGGAAAAGCCCCGATGGGATGAAAGCAGCTTTAGCAAAAAGATGGCCCCGCAAGGAAGTGCCAGCATGATCTGCGGCGCCAGGTGGATTTTGGCTGATGAAGAGCGCGAGGCGTTCGATCAACTGGAGCGGAGCGCGTGACCCACCGCAATCGCGCCCTGTTGGACTGCGCGCATGACGCGCCCTGCTTCCTTCTCCTGGGTGCCGAAGGTTGCGGCAATGATGCCTCTGTGCCATGCCACAGCGACATGCTGGCACACGGTAGAGGGGCTGGGCACAAGTCGCACGACGCATACGCTGTTCCGGGCTGTCCGCGCTGCCATGCCCTATTCACCCGCGCGCACCTGGGCCGCGAAGGTTATTACGAGGTCTGGCGCAACGCATTCGAGCGATATGTCCTGTGGCTCTGGGAAAACGGCAAGCTGCGCGTGGCGACGAAGCGGGAGCGATCCGCATGAAGCACGATCCCCGCACCGCCCGCCTCCAGCACTTGGAAGCCTGCCTTTTGTTGGCAGCCTTCGAAGCCTTTGGCCGGCAGAGCTTCACCCGGCAGGAATTGTGCATCGCGGCTGATCTACCGATAAACACGGTCTGCGGGCGTGTGTTCACTCTGCTGGAGCGCGGCGCTTTCGAGCAATTGCCGCAGCGCAGGAACAGGGCGGCGCTGCTCAGGATTGTGGTCAAACAACCGAGGAGACGGAATGGAGTTTGATAACCATGAAATTGCTGCCCACAAAGCCTTGGCGGCCGCATGATCTAGCAGATCATCATCTTCGTCTGCGGGATTTCCTCTGTTTGGCTATCTCAGGACACCAGACCGGCGCTGCGTCGATGGGCGTGCATATTCGGCATAGCGGCACAGCCAGCATGGCTCTACGCGACGATCAAGGCTGGGCAGTGGGGAATTGTCATATTGACCTTTATCTATGCCGCCGGTTGGGCGCGTGGCATTTGGCATTACTGGCTTAAAGGGAGGGCGGCATGAGCGCGATCGACGCCCCGCTGTGCCGCCTTTGCCAAAAGATTCACTGGCCGCGGGCAGGGTGCGACTTCGGTAAGAGCGCACCCAAGCCGATCAGGTTGCCGGCCCCTGCAAAGGCATTGAAGCCGAAGAAAAAGGCCAAGAAAAAGGGGAAGCGGAAATGAACATGGGAAATCCGGCCGTTGGCGCTGCGTACTTGGCGATCGGCGTCTGCATCATCGTGCTGATCTGGGTGTCCTGGCAGATCCTGAAGCTGATCTTGTCGTCGATCGCGCAGGACGTTGCCGACAGGATAGCCGGCCGGAAATGAACAGCGCCGATCTTCCGAAGTCAGCCTGGAAGGACCCGGCGCTGGTCTACGCCGAAGCCGAGGCGCGCACCTGCGCCGGTTGTGGCTGGATCATCAATCGCGAGATAACGCCGGCGCACGCGGTTGAATCCGAATTCGTGAGCAGTTGCGGGAAGCGCAGATTATTCGGAAAGCGCTGCGCCGACTACCTGGAGGCAACCGATGGAAAATAAGAACGAAGTCACGCCCAGCGCCCTGGCTACGCAGGCATCTGTTTTCGTGAGCGTCGCGCAAAGCCAAACGGGGATGTCCCTGCTCGAGCTCGCCGCGATGTTCCGGATCGCCGCGACCGTCTGCGATGAGGCCAATTCCATGCACGAGCGCGCGAAGATGACCGCCAAGATCAGCGGTTGGACGCCGGGGAAATAGCATGCAGATCGAAACGCCCGAAGTCGCCCTGTTCCGTTCGGTCAATGCCGCGCTCGCCTTTGCCTGCAACTTCAAGCATGGGGCGGTTAAAGCATCTGGCATGGCGATGATGTATAGGACACCGCCTGGGTTAGACAATGAGCCGCCTAAGTCACCGCCGCGTGGTCTTGGTGGATTGGATGGCGCCGGAACCGCTGGAATGATCCTGGCCGAGGTCGAAGCGCTGCAGCCGCGCCTGCGCGGGCATATCCTCGTCGCCCGCTTCGCGGTGCGCGCGCTGCCGTGCTCGTGCGGAAAATCGTGCTGCTCTGGCTGGCGTGCGAATGGGGAATGGTTGCAGGCGCTGAGTGCGATTTCCGACCAGGTGCGCGCCGATGCCCTGGCCGGCTGTTCGGTCAACTACTTGCTGCGGCATACCCTGGTCAAGCGTTACTTCGGTGTGCGCGTCGGCCTATCGGATGCGGCCAACGCCGCCGGCGTCGACCGTGACACTGCAAGCGCGCACGCGAGCCGCGTAATAGGCTACCTCAAGGACCACGAGCGGCTGGCGCAATACGCGATCGAGGGGAAGCTTAAGGCCGCCGGAATCGTGGAATGATGTCGAACTCTTGACATTCCGCAAATCATGCGGATAATGGCTGTCAATCCGATAAGTTGCAGAAGTGCCTCCGAAGCCCGCCAAATGCGGGCTTTTTCGTTTCGACATCCGCGCCGGATGTAGCAGCAGGGAGAGCGGTAGAACCGCAAGGCAGCGGGCAGACCAAGATCACGGCTCCACTGCACACAAGCCGGCACTCCTCCCGGCGCAGTGGCTTCGCCCGAACCAGGTCATGCTGCTCGGGCTTTCTTTATTCGAACACCGGACCCAGGGTTGGGCCCGGGCCGCCCATCAGTCGCGTACCGTAGGGATCGCGCGCAGGGCGGCATCTACATGCCCAGCCGGCCAGAGGCGCGTATCCCCGGCAGCCGACGCGCGGTGGCCAACTCCTCTACGCTGCGTGAGTCGGCATAAGGACAAGCATGCGCTCGAACTGGCCGACTACCTCGCGCCAATCGCGCGGTTACGGCGCATCTTGGGACAAAGTTCGCGCTGTAGTACTCGAACGCGACGGGCACCTCTGCCAGTGTCGATATTGCAAGGCTGAGGATAGGGTCACACTTGCGACCGAGGTGCACCACATCAAGTCGAAGGCCAAAGGCGGCACGGACGACCCCAGCAACCTCATATCGATGTCCCATGCCTGCCACGTGCGCGCGGATGCCGAGGCGCAGCAGCGCGCGCTCAAGCCAAGGGTCTCGATAGGGCTCGACGGTTTCCCGCGCCGCTGACGCCCTTCCTGGCCATCGTGGGGCGCTTCGGCCGGGGGGGGCGTGAAACAAAAACTGTCGGCCATCCGCGGGGACCGCCTCGCCCCTCTTTTTTCACAAACGCGAAATTAAGGAAACCGGATTTTGAGCAAATCTGCGGCAGCGCAACATAAGAAGGGGTCTCAAACCGTAATTTCTGGCACTTCGCTAGACGCCGCACTGCAACATTGGCCGCTTGACCGGCTGGTGGAGTATGCCGGTAATCCTCGCGTCAACGATCATGCGGTGGCGCAATGTGCCGCGGCGATCAAGGAATTTGGGTTCAGGGTCCCGATACTGGCAAGGAGCGACGGCACGGTTATAGACGGGCATCTTCGGATTAAAAGTGCAATCCAGCTTGGCCTTGAGACGGTGCCGGTGCTGCTGGCCGATGATCTGTCCGAGGCGCAGGTCAAAGCCTTCCGGCTGTCGGTGAACAAGATCGCCGACTTGGCTGAGTGGGACCAGGACATGCTGGCGGCCGAACTCGACGCGTTACGCGACCTGAAGTTCGACATGAGCCTGATCGGCTTCGCCCCGGGCGAGTTGAACGACCTGATCGGGACGCCGAATACCGGGTTTGATCCGGACGAGGTGCCGCCCGCGCCGGTGGTTCCGGTGTCGCGGGGCGGCGACCTGTGGGTGATGGGCACGCACCGCTTGCTCGCGGGCGACTCGACCAAGGCCGAGGACGTGGCTCGTCTGATGGGCGGGGCGAAGGCGGACATGGTGTTCACCGACCCGCCCTACGGTGTCGGCTACAAAGGCGGTGCGAAACTGCGCGACAAACTTGCGGGCGACGAGGCGGGAACGACGATCTATGCCGACGCGCTGCCGAACCTGCGCGCGGCTGCCGCCGACCATGCCGCGCTGTATCTGTGGTACGCCGATGCACACGCTGCCGCTGCCGCTGCCGCTGCCGCTGCCGCTGGGTACGTCATAACGGCGCAGATCATCTGGGTCAAGAACAACGCGCAATTCGTCACGTCGGCGCACTACAAGGGCAAGCATGAGCCGATGTTCTACGCGCACCGACGCGGCAAGGTGGCGCGATGGGTTGGTGAGAATAACGAGGTCACGGTCTGGGAAGTTTCCCGAGCGCCGAAGAACGAATATCACCCGACGCAGAAGCCGGTTGAACTGGCGGCGCGAGCCATCGGCAATTCCAGCAATCCGGGCGACATCGTGCTCGACATTTTTGGCGGATCAGGATCGACCTGTATTGCGTGCGAGACGACCGGGCGACGCAGTTTCACTTTGGAACTCGCCCCGGAATATGTCGACGTGTCGGTGATCCGGTGGTCGACGCTGACCGGCAAGCAGGCCACACTCGACGGCGACGGCCGAACCTTTGAGGAAGTGAAACGTGAGAGGACGCAAGCCAACACCGACGCACCTGAGACTGCTTGACGGAAACGCGGGCAAGCGTCCGCTTAACCGCGACGAGCCGCAGCCTGTTGGTGACCTCCTCGCGCCGCCCGCCGAACTGACAGCCGAGGAACGGGAAATCTGGTGCTACGCGATCGAGCACGCGCCGCGTGGACTTCTGCGGCTGCTCGATCTGAAACTGTTTCTCGGCTGGGTGCTCGCTGCCGCGGAGGTAGACCTTGCCGAAAAGATGCTGCGCGAACACGGGCGCGAAGTGAAAAAGGGCGGCGACCAGAGAATCACAATCAACCCGGACGGGACGCAGGTCAAGACGGTGCGCTCGGTAACGATGGTGCTCTCGAACTGGGTCAAGATCAGGCGCGAGGCTTTTCAAAGGATGATGAAGGCAACCAGTGAACTCGGTTTTTCCCCAACAAGTCGCAGCCGCATCACGCTCGCCGGTGGCGGCAAGAAGGAAACGAACAGGTTCTCGAACAACGCCGCCCGTCGCGCGTGATTTCGTTGCGGTAGCAGACCGCTTTGCGCGGGACGCGATTGCCGACGTTGACCAGGCGCGCAATTGCCACTGGATCAGGCTTGCCGCATCGCGTTACCTGAAGGACCGCAAGCGTGCGGCAGCGAAGGGCGGGCCGTTCAAGTTCTCGCTGATTCACGCGAATGACGCCTGCGACTTCATCGAGAAGCTGCCGCACGTAGAGGGCCGATGGGAAACGGACACGATTGTCCTGCACCCGGCTATTGTGTTCTTCGTCGTCAACATTTTCGGCTTTCGAAATCACGACGGAACGCGACGGTTTACGACAGCGCTGCTGAGCATTGCTCGGAAAAATGGAAAAAGTCTCACCGCCGCGGCGATCCTGCTTTACTGCCTGTGCTGCGAGGATGAGCCCGGCGCACAGGTGATCAGCGCGGCGACGACCGGCAGCCAGGCGCGGATCGTGTTCAAGACCGCGAAGATGATGGTGGAGAAAACGCCGGATCTGCGGGAAGCGTTCGGGCTGGAACCGTTCGCCAACGCAATCGCCTGCTGGCCGGCGGGGGCGAACTTCCGTCCGATAAACGCAAAGGCGTCAACGCAGGACGGGCTCAATCCGTCGCATACGTGCCTGGACGAGATTCACGCGCACAAGACGGCGGACCTGTTGAACGTGCTCAAGTCGGCGGCCGGCGCGCGCCTGAATGCGCTGTGGCTCTACACGACGACCGAGGGCTATGAGGGCACCGGGCCGTGGCCGGAGATTCGGAAATTCGCGCACCAAGTATTGAGCGGGATCCTCAATGAGGCGGATACCGACCACTTCTTCGCGCTGGTGTTCGCGCTGGACGAGCAGGTCGGCGAGCCCGGGAAGCCAGGATATAGAGAGGCCGACGGCGACTTTGACGAGTCAAAATGGCGGAAGGCGAACCCGCTGATGGACGTGAATCCGCTGCTGGTGCGCGAGATCCGCAAGCTCGCGACCGAAGCCAAGCAGATGCCGAGCACGCACGCGGAATTCAAGATCAAGCGGCTGAACCGGCAGAGCGCCGGCGCGAATACGTGGCTCAATATCGAGCGGTGGAAACGCTGCAACGGGCCGGTCGACCTCGCATTTCTCGAAGGCAAGGACTGCTGGGGCGGCTTGGACGGCGCTGCGACGACCGACATTATGGCTTTTCGGCTGGTGTGGCGTGTCGATGGCATTGTGTATACGAAAGGCTGGCGTTGGGTGCCGGTGGACGCAGTGAATCAGCGCACAGAGCGCGCGACGGTGCCGTATGCCGGGTGGGTGCAGGCCGGGTTAATAACGCAGCTCCCTGGACACATCCTGGATTACGAAATCATCGAGCGCGATATCGTTGAACTTTGTCTGCGCTTCAAACCGAAATCGGTTGCATACGATAGTTGGAACCTGCGCGATTTGATCAACAGGCTATCGGCAAAGTTGCCAGAAAGGCAATTGCCGGACGGAAAGACGGCATCGATCATGCACGAATTTCGTCAAGGACCTCAGTCCTACAACCCGGCAATGCGCGAGCTTGAGCGCGTCTATCTGGCTGGCAATCTTAGGCATGGCGGCGACGCGCCCCTAAATTGGATGGCCAGCAACGTCGTGCCTCGGCTTGATGTCAACATGAATATGGCGCCAGACAAAAAACGCAGCGCCGACAAGATTGATGATTTTTGCGCGCTCGCTATGGCGTTTGGTGAAATGGGAGTGCCGCCTCCGCCGCCGAAGGCTTTTCAATTGCTTTTTGTATAGGAGCCAAACATGGCAATGACGCAGAAAGATTTCCTCACCCAAATGTCAGCAATGAACAAATCTTGCATGGCAATGTGCAAGCAATTCATTGTTGTCAATCCAGACAGTGACCTCGAGGACTTTGCCGAAGATTGCTTCGAGGATTGCGCCGGCGATGCTGCTCTGTGCGATCTGTGGTTATCGCTTACCGGTGGTGACGAAGGCGCGGCATCTGCGGCGTCAAGGAAGCCCGGAGTCGTTTACACGAAATGAACACCGGCATTTACGAGATCGTCAATACGACGAACGGAAAGCGGTACGTCGGATCGGCTGTGAATTTTTCGGAACGATGGAAGGGCCATCGTCTAGGTTTGAAAAAAGGAAAGCACCACAGTCGCGCATTGCAGCGCGCACATGATAAATACGGACTCGGCGTCTTTCATTTTCGCAAGTTACTCATTTGCTCGCGTGAAAATCTCATCATGTATGAGCAGATCGCAATGGACGGACTGCGCCCCGAGTACAACACTTGCAAGGTGGCCGGCAGTGCGTTGGGGCTGACGCATACACCGGAGACGCGGGCAAAGATGTCCGCTGCGCATGTGGGTCATAAGAGAAACATTGGTCGAAAGGCATCACCGGAAGCGCGCGCGAAAATGTCCGCATCTCGAATTGGAAAGCGGCAGTCTCCCGAATCGGTAGAAAAAAGAGCCGCGATAATTCGCGGAAGAAAAATGTCTCCCGAGGCATGCGCAAAGAACTCTGAGGCGCAGAAGGGAAAACGAATATCGGCGGAGCATCGTGCAAAAATATCCGCCGCGTTAATTGGCCGCAAGCGCCCTCCCGAGGTAGTCGCTAAATTTACCGCCGCGTTGAAGGGAAGAACATTTTCTGATGACACGAAGGCGAAGATGTCGGCATCGAAGATTGGTAATGCCTACAAGAAAGGCAAGAAGTGCTCCCCTGAGACGCGCGCCAGAATGGTTGTCGCGTGGGAGAAACGTAGACAGGAGATTCGGCTATGAGTAAATCAAAGATGCTGGCGATTCGTATGGACGCGAAGCCAGAGGGCATGAAATTCAAGGCTCCCGAGTCTGCTGTTTCCAGGTGGGACAAGTCTATACGGGCCGCGGCGAAAGCCGGGGATGGCGAGATCGAGATATTGGGAGAGATCGGAGAATCCGGCTGGACTGACAATTTCATCACCGCCAAAATGGTGAAGGACAAGTTGCAGGCCCTCGGAAAGTCGCCAGTGCTGGTCACAATCAACAGCCCAGGCGGAGATGCTTTCGAAGGTATCGCAATTTATAACCTGTTGGTCGATCATCCTGGCGCCGTGACGGTGAATGTGATTGGAATGGCTGCGTCTGCGGCTTCAATAATCGCTATGGCTGGATCGACTATTCGCGTAGCGCCGGCGGCGATGCTCATGATCCACAGCGCCTGGGGCATGGTTGTCGGCAACCGTAACGACATGCGCGACATGGCCGACATGCTCGACAAGATTGATACCGCCGTCGCTGAACTCTACGCGAGCCGCAGCAAGCAGCCTGTGGCTGATGTGCTCAAGATGATGGAAAAAGAAACCTGGATGACCGGCCCAGAAGCCGTCGCCAACGGATTCGCTGATGTGGCCATCGCGGAAAAGAAAGCGAAGGCTGCCGCAACTCAATCAATTTTTGCTCGTGCAAGGCCGGTGGTTTTCGCAATGGCCCGCGATCCCATGAAGCCGATAAAATCCACCGTCCCGATGGATCAAAGAAAAAAAGGCATCGTGTACCTGTGAATAGCGGCATTTACGAAATCGTCCATGTTGCCAGCGGCAGCCGGTATATCGGCTCAGCGGTGAAATTTGAAAAGCGTTGGCGTTCGCATATCAGCAAGTTGCGGCGCGGCGTGCATCATACGCTGCACCTTCAACGCGCTTGGACAAAGGATGGCGAGAGCGCATTTACGTTCCGTAAGTTGCTGATCTGCTCGAAAGAAAATTTGATCATGTACGAGCAGCGTGCGATTGACGCACTGAATCCTGAATATAACGTGTGTCGCACGGCTGGCAGTTGCTTAGGGAATAAACCGTCTATTGAAACGCGCGCGAAGATCGCGGCGTCGCAAATGGGAAATAAACACGGGGCCGGACATAAGTTGTCACCGGAAGCCTGCAAAAAGATATCCGAGTTAAAACGCGGGAAGCGATACAAACTCGGGTTCGTTGTTTCTGCTGAAACACGCGCAAAATTGTCAGCAGCCGGCAAGGGGTACAAGCACACACTACAGGCGCGGGCCAATATGGCATTGGCGCATAAAGGAAAGAAGCGTTCCCCAGAGTCGCTTGCGAAACTATCAATCACATTGCGTGGAAATAAAAACGCTCTAGGCAACAAAGCGTCTTTGGAAACTCGCAAAAGAATGTCTGCCGCGCAGAGCGCGAGATGGGCGTCCTTGCGAAACTGATGTAACTGCATTACTGAATCATTGAGGCCGCCGCAGTCTGGGCGGCTTTTTTATTGTCGAGCTATCCGGCGTAATCCAACTGGCCGCGTCAGGCTATTGGTTGGGAAACGGCGGTGCACTTGACCCATTTCTCCCGGCGCTTCGGGAAAGCAGTAAAACTTTCCTGAAAGGAAAAAATCATGAGTACCCACACTTTGGCTGAGCAAATCAGTCAGTTTGAAGCAAAAAGGCAAGCGTCCGCTGCTCGTATGACGGACATAATGTCCAAAGCGTCGGATGACGGAAGAACTTTGGATGTCGCCGAAACCGAGGAATACGACACGCTCGCCGGCGAAGTCAAGGCTGTCGATGCGCACCTGTTGCGCCTGAAAGCCCATGAAGCCACGATGATCGCAACGGCCAAGCCGATCACGCCGGAGGCCGGCGCCGATCCGGTTGTTGGCTCCGCCGTACGCGCGAATTCCGGCATCATCAGCGTCGGGCCGCGGCTGGAAAAAGGCATCCCGTTCGCTCGCATGGCGCTCGCTCTTGCCCGCGCCCACGGCAACCGCGCAGAAGCCGCCGCGCAGGTCCAAGCGAATCGGCGTTGGATGGATCAAACGCCGGAAGTCCACAAAGTGCTGATGACGGCGATTCCCGCTGCCGACACGCTCACCTCTGGCTGGGCGTCGGAACTCGTCTATGCGCAGAACATGCAGTCCGAATTCATCGAGTACCTGCGTCCGCTGACGATCATGGGGCGATTGACGCGGATGCGCAATGTTCCGTTCAACGTCCGTATGGGTTCGCTGACTGGCGGGACGACTGGCTATTGGGTCGGCCAGGGCAAGACGATCCCGATGTCGAAGGGCACCACCGGCAGCACGAGCCTGGGGATCACCAAGGCGGCCGGCATGGCGGCGTATGACGACGAGGTCCTGAAAAGCTCCTCGCCGAGCATCGAGTTGATGGTCCGAAACGACTTGGCGAAAGCCGTGGCGCAGACGGTCGACGTCGCCTTCATCGACCCGAACAACGGCGGGATCACAAACGAGAAGCCGGCGTCGGTGCTCTACAACGTCACGCCGACGACTCCGACCGGGGTGAACGCCGCCGCCGCGGCAGTGGACGTGGCTGCCGTGTTTTCTGCGGCAATCGCTGCGAACTTGAACCCGATGTCCGGTGTGTGGGTGATGACGCCCACCACGGCGCTGAAGCTCTCGTTGATGCTGACGAGTCTCGGCGGCGCGCAATACCCCGGCATCACGGTGAACGGCGGCACTTGGATGGGCCTGCCGGTGGTCGTGTCTCAGAACGCCTACATCGCCGGCAGTCCGCAATTCGGGCAGATGATCGTTCTGATTCTTGAGGACGAGATTTTCGTTGCCGATGAGGGTGACGTGAGTGTCGATATTTCGAACGAAGCGTCAATCGAAATGCTCGACACCGCCTCGACGCAACTGTCCACCGGCGCCACCGCGCCGACCACGGTCGTATCAATGTTCCAGACGCAATCCTGGGCGATCAAAGCCGTCAGATACGTGAACTGGACCAAACGGCGCACTGCGGCCGCTGCGTTCCTGCAAAACGTCGCTTACGCCTAAGTCGGCGAGCAGTTGAGCAATACACACGCTGGCCCTAAGTCGGGCTGGCGTGTTTCGTTTTGGAGTTACAAATGCCAAAAATGATTGCGACATCGAATATTGAATATCCGCCCGGCAGTTGCTTTGAGCCCGGAGACAGCTTCGAGGTCGAGGACGCCCACGTCAATCTGCTGACAATTACCGGCCGCGCGAAACTGCCGGATGAATCAACGCCTGACGAAGCTCCGCCGATCGAGGGCACGCTGCACGCGAAGCGCAAATACACGCGCCGGGCCACCTAAATGACCGAAGCCGCGGACGCCGTAGTCGTCGAGCCGATTAGTCCTGCGCGCAGCATCGGCGCGCGCCTGAAGGCCACAGCGCTGTTTGCGACGACTCCGCACGCCGTCGCCTCGCTCGCGCTTCTTGCTGGCGTCGGTCTGGCCGTGGCTGGCGTCTACGTACTCGCCGGGCTCGGCTGGGCGCTTCTCGCCGGCGCCGTTCCGTTTCTCCTGCTGTCCGCAATGCTTATAAGGGGCCTGTTGCATGTCGCCGGGTAAATCTCTGATTGCCACCATGGCCGCCGGTCTCGCACCGCGCGTTAGAGCGCAGGCGCAGGTCCTTCAGGCCGTGCCGTCCGGTGGCGGCTGGTTTGGTATGATCCGTGAGTCGTTCAGCGGCGCATTTCAGCAGCATGTGACGGTCGACGCGCAGCGTTCGATACTCGCCTTCTCCGCCGTCTTTTCATGCGTTACGCTGATCGCGGCCGACATTGCGAAACTCGGCATTGACCTGATGGTCGAGGATGACGCCGGAATCAGCGCCGAAGTTGAAGTGAATTCCCCCTGGTTGCCTCTGCTTGAAAAGCCTAACAACTTTCAAATCTGGCTGAAGTTCATCGAGCAATGGATCGTCTCCAAGTTGCTCTATGGCAATGCCTATATTCTCAAGGGCCGAGACGCGCGCGGTGTAGTCAACGCCATGTACGTCCTTGACGCGCAGCGCGTAAAGCCGTTGGTCGCCCTGAACGGCGATGTGTATTACGAACTGATGGCGGATCACCTCTCTGGGCTGGTCGAAACGGTCACCGTCCCAGCTTCGGAGATCATCCATGACACGATGGTCAGCCTTTGGCATCCGCTCGTCGGCGTTTCGCCGATCTATGCCTGCGGTGTCTCGGCCACGATGGGCAACCGAATCCAGGCCAATAGCACGCACTTTTTCTCTAATGGTAGCCGGCCTTCCGGGATACTGACGGCACCCGGATCGATAAGCGACCCGGACGCGACCGAAATGAAGGCCCGATGGGAGGCAAACTATAGCGGCCAGAATATCGGCAGAACTGCCGTTCTTGGGAACGGACTTACGTATGTGTCTATGGGACTCGCCGCAGATGTAATGCAACTCATAGAGCAGTTGAAATGGACTGTTGAAGACGTCGCGCGCTGTTTCCATGTCCCGATGTGGAAACTCGGGGACAAAGAACCGTTGCGCACCAGCGTCGAATCCCTGAATCAGACCTATTACTCGGACTGTCTGCAGGCGTTGATTGAGTCGGCCGAGGCTCTGCTTGATGTCGGCCTTGCGCTTCCGTCCAATTATCACGTCGAATTCGACCTCGATAACCTGATGCGCATGGATACGGCGGCGCGCTTTACGGCGAAAGGCATCGCCGTCAAAGACGGCTGGATGAAGCCGAATGAAGCGCGCGCTGGAGAGGACATGCAGCCGGTTGATGGTGGAGACGCGTGCTACCTGCAGCAGCAGAATTACAGCCTCGCGGCACTCGCGAAGCGCGACGCGCTGCCCGATCCGTTCGCGTCGTCGAAGCTCGCGCCCGCGGCGCCAGCCTCCGGCGGCTCGGATCAAGCCGCAAACGACGCTCAGGCCGTGGCCGGAGCAAAGGGTTTCTCCGACTCGCTGAAATTCAAGTTCATGCAGGCGAGGATCGATGATCTGGAGCGCGCCAATGCTGCCTGAAATCGAGAAGATGGCCGACGAGGTATTCGTCGCAGTACGCGCCTACGTGTCCGGCCTGGTCGGAGACGTAGCAAAGCGGGTGAACGAACTGGATGCGCGGCTCACCGCGATTCCAGCCGGCCCGAAGGGTGACAAGGGGGACGCTGGGGAGTCGATCAGGGGTGATAAGGGCGATCCCGGCAAGGATGCCGATCCTGAATTCATCCGCGCCGAGGTAGATCGCGCAGTCGCAGATATTCCGCCAGCGAAAGACGGTGCGCCTGGACCGGCTGGTGAGCGTGGTCTGCAAGGGCCGGCTGGCGAACGCGGCGAGTCCATCAAGGGCGAAAAAGGCGATCCCGGCGACCGCGGTCCGGTCGGAGAGATAGGCCCGGTCGGCGCATCGGTCAAGGGCGATCCTGGCGCGCCCGGAAAGGACGGCGCCAGCATTCACCCGGACACGGTTGCGCTGATGGTGCGCGATGCCGTCGACAAGGCGGTCGCATCGATTCCGCAGACGCTGGCGGCTGACGGGCGAGATGGGCGCGATGCCGCCGAACTTGATGTTCTGCCGAGCATCGATGAATCGCGCAGCTACCCGCGCGGCACCTGGGTGAGCCATGCAGGCGGGCTGATTCGGGCGGCGCGCGCGACCGATCCTGTGACCGATGGATTGGTCAAGGCGGGTTGGGTGGTCATAGTCGAAGGCGTTTCGGCGCTAGTCGTGACGCAGGGCGAGGATCCGCGCGAGCTTGAGGTGGCCGCGATGCTCACCAGCGGCACGAAGGCGGTCTCGGCTTTCACCGTACCGATGGTGCTTGACCGCGGCGTATGGCGTGATGGCGAGTACAAGTCCGGGGATCACGTTTCCTGGGACGGTAGCGGCTGGATTGCTCAGCGCGCAACAACCGATAAGCCGGGCACGTCCGATGCGTGGCGTCTCAGCACGAAGCGCGGGCGCGACGGCAAGGACGGCGCCGCGCCGGCGGCCGAGGCCCGCGGGCCGGTGAGGCTCAAATGATGCACGGCGCACCCTTCATGCTGGAGCGCGTCTCCGGCCCGGACGTCGAGCCAATAGATTTGGCGAGTGCCAAAAGACATTTGCGCGAATTCGCCGAAGTCACGTCCAACGATGCCGACATCCTGGACCTGATCAAAGGCGCGCGCGAGTGGGCCGAGGACTTTACCGGGCGCGCTCTCGTGGAGCAAAGTTGGCGCCTCACGCTCCGGGGCCGATATCCCTACCTAACGGATGGCAATACCGTCACGCCGATGCTCGGGTTTGGCTGGTTCGGCCAGGGGGAATGGAACCACTGGCTACGCCGACGCGAGATCGTTTTGCGCAAGTCCCCGATTATCGCGATCACGTCGTTCGCCTCCGTGGACAATGCCGGCGTCGAAACGGAGATCGACGCGGCGACTTACGAAGTGCGCGAACCGAAATCCAAGTGGCCGCGGCTGGTTCCGCTGAATAGCGCTATTTGGGCAATAGGCGGGGATTTGCGCGTGACCTTCCGCGCGGGGTTCGCCGCCGGAGTCGGCAGTCCGGATCCGAGTCCCGACCTGTCGCTGGTGCCGGTAAGGTTCAAACAGGCTTGCAAACTTTGGGTAGAGGCGCATTACGATCGGGACAAGGACCTCATGCCGCTCTATCTGAAGGTGGCAGAAGATGTGCTGAGGCCGGAGCGCAGCGAACTGTCGATGGCATGATCGCGGAGCCAAAGACCGCGCACATGCGCGCCACGGCGCGCGGCGTCGCGGAAGGTCAGCCCGGCGCGATGTTTTTCGCCTCGCCGACGCGGGCCCGGTTCCTGATCGGCAGGAACGAGGCCGATCTGTTGAACGCTGGCTCGGCACCGGTCGATACCGGCATCCTGCGGCGCAGCAAGGATTGGCCGTTTGATCGTTTCAGCAGGGTGGCGCGCGATTGGGAAGGCGGGGCAGTTGTTTTGTTTGGCGGCGGGCCATCGTTGACGTTGGCGCAGGTGGAACTGGTTCGGTGCGCTGTCGAGGATGGGCGCGTTCATACGATTGCAATCAACGATGCTTATCGAATTGTTCCGTTCGCCGATGTGAATTATTTTGCCGACAGTATTTGGCATAACTGGCATAGGGCGCGGCCTGAGTTCGTCGCCTTCGCTGGCGAAAAATGCTCGATCCAGAACACCGGCATGAGCGTCGACGATCCGGCGGTGCACCTACTGCGAAACAAGCACTTCCCGCTTCACGGCGAGGGGATCTCGCTCGATCCCGGCGCGCTGGTGACAGGAAGGAATTCGGGCTACCAGGCGCTGAATCTGGCGATCTTGGCCGGCGCGAAGACGGTGATCTTGCTCGGCTTCGATGGCCAGAAGGCGCTGGACGGGAAAACGCACTGGTTCGGAGAGCATAAGGTGCCTGAGCCGGATGCAGCTTACGAATGCTATAGAAGGGCTTTTTCTGCTGGTGAGCGTGCCATTGCAGCGACGGGTACGATGGTTTTGAATTGCAGCCCTGGTTCAGCTATTGGATTTGAGAAAATGCCGCTTGCGGACGCTCTAAAAGTAGGGGCATAATGGGCGAAGCCGAACAGCGTTCTCGCGCTGCCCGGCTTCTAACCACCACCCGACTTTCAAGGAGTCTGCGGCAATGGCTGACCGAATTCTAGCATTACGAGCCCTGATTACAGTAGAACGCTTGCGCGAGGTTTTGCATTACGATCCGGCGACTGGGGTTTTCCGCTGGATATCCAACATGAGGCACGCCAAAGCGGGATGCGTAGCCGGATGCAAAACGAAGCAAGGCTACTGGCAGATAAAAATCGATGGCCGCGTTTATAGGGCGCACCGGCTTGTGTGGCTGTATATCAAAGGCGAATGGCCTGGCCCAATGATGGACCACGAAAAAGGCGGAGGATTGCGCAACGAGTTGGAGAACCTGAGACCCTGCACCGGAACGCAGAATAACGGAAACATTGCGAAGCACGTTAGAAACAAGAGCGGCTTCAAGGGCGTGTACAAGAATGGAAAGTGGAGCACCTGGGTCGCTCGGATAGGTCCGCAGAAGCGTCGGCAATTTCTGGGTTGTTTTGCTGACCCTAGAAGCGCTGCGGCTGCTTACGATGCGGCCGCGGTTCGGCTTTTCGGCGAGTTCGCCCGCACGAACAAAATGCTCGGGCTGCTGCCATGAAAAAGAAATGGGTTATACCCGGCGACGTGAGCGCGAAGTTTTATCGTTGGACTGTGGTGGACGGTGATTCTCCTCCGCCTTCTTCGGAAGCGAACCCGAATCAAACATACTATAAAGTCAGATGCGAGTGCGGGAATGAGGCGATAGTCCGCGCAGGCAAAATTCAATCAGGACAAAGCAAGCAATGCAAGGCGTGTGCGATGGCCGCCTTTGGTAAAAACAGAGTTACGCCCTATCACGAAAGTAAATGCGGAAAAAAGGCTATTGAGCGATTGATTGCTGAAGGCTGCATTGTGACGGCGCCAAGCACATGATGGCTTGGAATCTGACACGCAGCGACACGGTTTATCGGCACGGTAGCTTTTCGGCCGGCATGAAAGCGGCCGGGTATGAGGTGCGGACAGACGCGCCGCAGGGAAAACCGGGCAATCTGTTGCTGGCGTGGAATCGCTACGGCGCGACGCATGAACTCGCGACCCGGTTCGAAGCCGCAGGCGGGATTGTCGTCGTCGCCGAAAACGGCTACCTCGCGCCGGGCGGGCTCTCTCCGCACGATCAAAAGGATCGCCAATGGTACGCGCTGGCCCGCCATGACCACAACGGCAGGGGGTGGACACCGGAGGGGCCCGGAACCCGATGGGACGCCCTGGGCATTGATCTGAAGCCTTGGCGGGCAGACGGCGATCATATCGTGATTGCACCGAATAGGCCATTCGGGCGCCCGGAAACGATGATGCCGCCAACATGGGCCGCCGACACGGCTAAGCGGCTGGCGAAGTTAACCAATCGTCCGATTGTGGTCCGGCCGCACCCTGGCAATAGCCCGCCGGTGAAGCCGCTGGCCGAGGATCTGGCCAGGGCGTGGTGCACCGTGATCTGGTCGAGTAGCGCCGGAGTGCATAGCCTGATTGCTGGCGTCCCGGTGATTTGCTGCGCGCCGGCCTGGATTTGCAAGACTGCAACTTATGACGGGTTGGAATTCGTCCAAACCGAGAATCCAGCGCAGGACATTGACCGGCTGCCGGCGCTGCAGCGGCTCGCCTGGGCGCAATGGTCGCTGGGCGAGATTGAGGACGGAACAGCTTTCCGGGCGCTGCTGGCATGATCAACGCATATTCGAGCGGGCATAAGTGGTCGGCGCTGGTCTGCACCGCTTTCGCCGCCGGAGCCAAGTGTCCGATTGTGCCGCCGGCGCCGCTGCTGCCAGGCGACGTGTTCATGTATGGCGCATTACGGGGTCTGCTGCCGACGCTGAGACAGGCGCAGCGCGAGGGGCGAACTTGGTTTTACGGCGACAACGGCTACTTCTCGCCCGGTAAGACTGAGGCAAATTATTTCCGCATCACGCGTAACGCCCTGCAGGTCGACGGCTCAGAACCTGTCCCGGCCGGCGGAGCCGATCGGTGGGGGCGGCTCGGGCTGACAATCAAGCCGTGGCGAACCGCCGGCGCGCATATCGTGGTCTGCCCGCCCGGCCGGCTGTTCGGCGCGACGTTCGGATTTTCGGCCGATGACTGGCTCGATCAGACGCTAGCCACGCTGCGCCAGCACACCGACCGCGAGTTGCGCGTGCGGGCAAAGGTGAGTTGGAACGATGCTAAGGGCGCCGATATTTTGAGTCAGAAAGGTTTCGTCAAAACTTCGGTGCCGACGCCGCTATCCACCGATCTTGCCGGCGCCTGGGCGCTTGTGACTCATTGCAGCAATGCCGCGGTCGAGGCGCTGCTCGGCGGCGTGCCGGTATTTGCTACCGAACCGTGCGGTGCTTCGGCGATGGGCTTGTCAGACCTGGCGCAGATCGAAGCGCCACGCATGGACGTGGATCGCGAGCATTGGACCGCAGTGCTGGCGTCAAATCAGTGGCGACTTTCTGAGATGCGAGACGGGACATGCTGGCGGATGCTAAATGAAGCACCTTGAGGATTACAAAAAGCTGCACGCTCAAGGAAAATTTCCAGGCATGTCGCTGCTCGCGTTCGTGCCGGCGATCGCGGAACTGGTCACTGAATTCAAGTCGCGGCGCCTGCTCGATTATGGCTGCGGGCTTGGCAGGCAGTACACCCGCGAGCGCGCGCATGTCGTGTGGGGTGTGGAAGTGCCGACGCTCTATGACCCGGCTGTTGAGGAATTTCACGTGAAACCATCCGGGAGATTTCAAGGCGTGATTTGCACGGACGTGCTAGAGCACGTGCCCGAAGACGAACTCGACGCCGTGGTGCGCGAGATTGCAGGCCACGCAAAACAGTGGGCATTCCTGTCCGTATGCTGCCGCCCGTCGAAGCATATCCGCTTCGAGGATGGCGAAAACGTGCATGTCACGATCAAGCCGTTCGAGTGGTGGAAGGAATATCTGCCGCCATTCTTCGCGCCGAACACGCGGCTTGTCATTAGGGAAACGAAATAGTGGGTCTGGGCGACGAAATTATGCTGTCCGGGGCCGCCCGGAAAGCACAGCAGACCGACCCGCGCAAGTGCCGGGTGACGTACAAGGGGCTGGCGAATCGCTGGTCGCCGATCTGGGACGGGAACCCGCGCATCGCTAAGCCGCTCGCGTGCGGGGATTTTCAAGACTTACCGGCGCGCGATATGGCGAACAATCGTCCGTACCACACCGGAAAGACTGCCGAGCGGTGGGCGTACAACCTCGATTTCCGGCCGGACGTGGGCGAGCTGTACTTTAGTAAAGATGAAAAGGCGTTCGGGGCGAAATATCCCGGCAGGCTGATCCTTGAGCCGCACATCAAGCCGGGGGCGAGTCCAAACAAGCGCTGGCCTTGGGAATTCTGGCAGCGGCTGGCGAAGCTGTTCATCGCTGCAGGCATGCCAGTAACGCAGTTGGGGGCGCCGGGCACGAAGGTGCTGGACGGCGCTGAATTCGTGCCGACAGGATCGTTTAGAACGGCGTGTAGCGTCATTGCGGGAGCGCGGGGGGCGGTACTCCACGAGGGCGGCGCGCACCATGCTGCGGCCGCGTTTGGCGTGCCTGCGGTGGTAATTATGGGCGGGTTCACGCCGGTGGAACTGACCGGCTACCCAATGCACCGGAACCTGGGCGCCAGCCTGGGCGAAGCCTGCGGGAACCGCTTGCCGTGCAAGCACTGCGCCGAATGGATGGCCCGGATTACGCATGGGATGGTTTTTGACGAATTGAGGAGCCTTTTGAAATGAGCGGCAATAAACGAAAGCGCCTGCTGGCGCGCGAGGTCCACGAAAAGCACGAGGCAGAGCGGCATAGAAAGATTCTAGCGCTGGTGACGCTACAGGCGATTGGGTCGGTACTGAATTTGCTTCATGCGCTACACCGAAAAAATGCAGCCTGACCTGATCATCCCAGACGCCTGCGGCCCGTACATCCGGTGGCAGCGCAGCCGCTACAACGAGCGCAAGGTGCCCGACCCGGAAGAGGTAAAGCGCCGGTATGCCGCCCACATCGCCGAGGACTTCGCCGGGATGGAGCCGCACCTCCCGGAGCGCGTCGATAGCATCCTCGAAATCGGCTGCGGCATGGCGGCGCTGGAAGTGTTCATGAAGCGCCGGTACCCGGATGCGCGACTGGAACTGCTCGATGGCGACACGGTCTCACGCGAGGGCGGCGCCGGGTACAGTGACAAGCCGGACGTGTATAACTCGCGCGTGCTGACCGAAATGTTGCTCGGCGCGAACGGCGTGACGGTGGACCGCTGGCACGATATTGGCACACGCGACTTGCTCGAGGCCGACCTGATCATCAGCATGGCCAGTCTCGGGTATCACTATGCCCTGAGCACGTACCGCCTCAAGGGGCTGGTGATCTGCGATCTACGCCGCGGCCCGGAGCCGACACGCGGCAAGATCATTTTCGCCGGGCCGAAGTATGACCGCTGCATGTGGAATCAGGCGTGAGCGAGCGTTACTCAAGCCTCAAGGCGTTCGGATTCCCGGACAGGGTTCAGGCGCTGCGCGATGGCACAGTCGCGCCGCCGGTGCATGTGCAGCTGATCCTGTCGGACCTGTGCAATCAGAACTGTAAATTTTGCTGCTTTCGCGACGAATCAAGCCCTGGGCTGCGCGGCATGTTCGCCGACGGCGAGAACCACAACCCGAACCGGATGCTGGCGTTTGACAAGGTAATCGATATCCTGGACGACTGCGCCGAAATGGGCGTGAAGGGGATCGAGCTGACCGGCGGCGGCGAACCGACGATTCACCGGCAATTCGCGCAGGTAATCGAAGCGATCAACGCGCGCGGCTTGAAATGGGGGCTGATTACCAACGGCGTGCGGATGCAGGATTTATCGACGGCTTCCTGGGTGCGCGTGAGCCTGGACTCGGCGACAGCGGAGACCTACGCCGCGGTGCGCCAGGTCGAACCGGAGCATTTCGCGCGGTCGCTGGAAACGATCAAGCGCTGGAAAACGAATGTCAGCTTCGTGGTGACGTCGCAGAACTGGCGCGAGATTCACGCTGCGGCAGTGCTGGCGAAGAGCCTGGGCGCACAGAGCTTCCGGGTGAGGCCACAAGACGACCGCGGCATCGAGCTATTCAGCGCGGAAATGATCGAGCACATCCGGGCGGCGGAAAAGTCTGTGACCGCCCTTGCCGAGCAGGGCTTCGACGTGGATTACCGATTCGACACCGAATTTGATTCGATGCTGCACGGCGCGCAGGACTATGACCGCTGTGCCTATCAGTTTTTCAAGACGTGGATTGGTGCTGACGAGAATTTGTACCGCTGTTGCATCCTGGCCTATTCGCCGCGCGGGCTGATCGCCAGCATCAAGGGGCGGCGGTTCAAGGACGTGTGGCGCGAGCTCGCCATTGCGAACTTTCGCGAGTTCAACGCGCGCGGCTGCCAGCAATGCCGGTATTCGGGGACGAACAAGGCGATCAACGAAGTGGCCGGGTACGACGCGGATGAGGCATTCATGTGAAAGCGCTTTACCGGCTGTCGGAGAAAATCGCCGGGTATGACTTTTTCCCCTGGCTGGTGATGCAGGCGCAGGCCGGCGCCACGGAAATCGTGTTTGATACTCGGAATCCGACAACGAGCAAATGGCCGGCTGCCGCGGTGATGCGCCGGTTTGAAACGCTGCTGTGGGAAGGCCCGCCGTTGCTCGGGCTGAAGCGGTCTATCGGTACGGAAGGCAGGCAACTTGCCCCCTACCATCAGAAAGACCTGATCCGGCTCGCGCGCGCGGGCGTCGAGTTTCCGCGCATCAAGTCGGTGCTGCCAGCGGGGACTGAGCGCTACACGGTGACTTTGAGGAATACGCAGCGCGCGCCGACGCGCAACTCGAATGAAGACGCCTGGCGGACGTTCGCGGCCGAGATTGGCGCGCGGGTGATACCGGATTATGAGGATGAGCCGCTCGGCCCGCATGAAATGGTGGCCCTGTATGCGGGCGCGGAAATGAATTTCTTCGTGACGAACGGGCCTGGGCTGCTCTGCATGCTGTCGCCGTATCCGGTGATGCAGTTCGACCTGAACGTCTCGCCTATCGGGCTCGGCGTGCCGTATGGCGAGGGTTATCCGTGGCTGTTGCCGAACCAGTTTCAGATTCACGAGTCGGGCGATCTGCCGACGATCCGAAAGCACTTCTATTCATGGGCGAACCGATGCGCTACGACCAACTGATTGCGCTGGCCGCCGAGAAAAAGCCGAACGTGCTGATTGAGATCGGCACGCACCGCGGCGCGCGCGCTCGACTACTGAAGGCGCACTGCAAGCGGTATTTCGGCTTCGATCTGTGGGAAGCGGGAAGCGACGAAACCGACCGGCGCGAATCGAACGGCAAGGGCCGCTCGACGCGGGAACAGGCGGCGCAGGCGCTCGCAGGGTCGGATTTCGAATTGATCCGGGGCAATACGGTGGACACGCTCCCGGCATTTTGTTCACGCTGGATAAATGCCGACTTCGTTTTCATCGATGGCGGCCACTCGGTCGACACGATCAAGTCCGATTGGGAATGGGTGCGGCAGATGCTCGCTCCTGGCGCCGTGGTCGTGTTTGATGACTATTACGAACCGGAACGCGACGGATTCGGCTGCAATCGCATCGTGGCCGAAATAGAGCACGAGCTGCTTGCCGGCGACACCTTCGGAGGCACGCTGATTCGGCTGGTGAAATATGTTCATCCATCGGGGGCGCTTTGAAGGCGAACGGTAACGCCACAATTCCATCTGAGACCGTGCGCGCCGCGCTGATCGAGCTCGACGCCGGAGCGACGCTCAAGGCGACCGGGGCTAAATATGGAATCGGTTTTCAGTACCTGCACACGCTGAAAAAGAACCGTCAGCGGCGCCGCGATGCGCAGGCGGGGCGCCCGAAATGAAGTGTCAATGCGGGGCGGAGATGTACCCGGATTCGTTTGAACATCCTCGGAGGCCGGTTGAATGGTTCATGCGGTGCAAGGACTGCGGAGCGATCGGGCGGACGCTGACCGAGACAGAAGCGCAATCAATCTTGAAGAGCGCTGCATCCAATGCCGGCGCACCGCCTATATGTGCGAACGAGAGGGAGCGGATACCGTGTGCGGATGGCTCTGCAGATGGTGCATCGGCCTGATGGACGGAACCTATAAATGACGCGCGCCGGAGCGCTCGATCGCGAGATCACGATTGAGAAAAAACAAGTGATCCAGGACAGCACGTATGGGACCGAGATCGTTACCTGGGTGCCGCTGGTGCGCGATGGTCTCGGCAGCCCGATTATCGCGGTTCGCTTCTGGGCGCAGGTGCAGGACGCCCTACCGAGCCGTGCGGAGTCGGTGAAGATGGGGCTGGACGTCGCGCGCAACCAGGTGCGGATCAGGATGCGCTGGCGCGATGACGTCGACAGCAGCATGCGGATCACGGTTCACGGCGAAGCATCCGACACCGTGATGCAGATCGTGGGTGGCCCGGCCGCTATCGAGGGACGCAAGCAGTTCCTCGAAATGATGTGCGAAAAGTACAGCAGCTAGGAGGCGCAATGTTCGGACGCAAGGTGACCCAAGTGGAAATCAGCGCGGAAGCCTACGACGAGGTCGCGCTCGCCATGGTCAACGCCGGCGCGGCTGTCGCGCTCGTCGACGGATCGCTCGATATGCGCAAGATCGGCCTGATGCGCGGTCCTGAGCCAGTTGTACCCGCGCATCGCCCGATCAGCGGCGCGAAGCCGGTGAAGAGGAACACGGCGCCGGGAGCGATTTCGTGAGTGATCCGATCCACGTCAAGGGCCTTTCGGACTTGCAGAAGTTCCTCGACCAATTCCCGCCAAAGTTTGAGCGGAACTGCGTCAGAGGCGGATTGCGCGCGGGCGCGGTCAAGGAGTTGTTGCCTGAGGCGCAGGCGAACCTGATGGCCGCCGGAGCCGTCCAGACCGGCGAACTGATCGCGGGCCTGAAGGTGAAAACCAGCTCGCGCGGCGGTACGGTTACGGCCTCGGTGGTGTCCACCGGAAAGCATGCCTATATCGCCAAGTGGATCGAGTACGGGGTCAAGCCGCATGACATCGTGGCGAAGGCTGGCGGCTGGCTTTCGTTCCTCGGCATCTTCGCCAGGGCTGTCCGTCATCCTGGGTTCGCCGCGAAGCCGTTCTTGCGCCCGGCGTTGGATCGCAGCGGCGGTGCAGCTGTTGTCGCTGCCGGTGAGTACATGAAGGCGCGGCTTGAGGCGGGCGGTTTGGATACTTCCGACATCACGATCGCGGAGGGATGATGTCAGGCGTCGCCGTGATCCGCTACCTGTTGGCGAACGCCCAGGCGGTGCTGAATGTCGTGCCCGCGGCGCGCATTGTTGCCGGCGATCTGCCGCTGAACAGCGCGATGCCAGCAATATCGGTGACGGAAGTCAGTAGCCAGCCGCGTTTGACCGTGGCTATGACCGAGCCGAATCGCATGCACACCGAGCGCGTGCAGGTCAGCGTGCTGTTTAAGGGGCCGCAGGGCACGCCGGCGGGCGCTGGGGTTCCGGGGGTCAAGGCATTGCTTCCGCTCGTGCTGGCGGCCTGTCCGAACACGCATGGAAGCGTGAATGGGATCACGGTCCTGGATATTCGACCGGACAACGAAGGGCCAGATTTGAGCGACGACGCGACAAGCCTGTATAGCGGAAGCCGCGATTTCCTTGTCCGCTGGCGCAGCTAGCAGGATAGAATAGGCGAACCCGCAAAGCGTTTCAGCGCGATGCGGGTTCTAACCACAACGCAACCTGACCAGAGGTGTGCATCATGGCTGACGCGATTGTAGCAGGCGGAAAAAATGGGGTGGTGCGCCGCCTTCTGCCGACCGATAAAAAATTCTATGTTTACGTTCATAGTCGCCTGAGCACTGGTGAGCCTTTCTATATCGGAAAAGGTAACGGCAAGCGCGCGAGAAAACGCGACGGTCGTAATCTTCATTGGAAAAACATCGTTAAAAAAGACGGCGGATTTCACAAGTCTTTTTTAGTAAAGGATGTTGACGAAGAATTAGCGATGCTGGTTGAAATCGAGGCGATTGATTTATACCGTCGGCGCGGTTGCTCATTGGCAAACTACACTGATGGCGGCGAGGGCGCTTCTGGAATGAAGCACGACCCGCAGACGGTCGCAAGATTAGCGGCTCAAAAGAGAGGCAGACCGCTTTCGCCGCAAACGATGGCGGCAGCATTGGCGTATCACTTGGGAAGGAAGCTATCTCCCGAACACATTGCAAAAATTGCGAAGGCCAACAAGGGCAAACGTCGCACACCGGAGCAAATAAAAAAGATTGCGGACGGAAACAGAGGGAAAAAACGATCCGAGGAGGTTAGGAAACAAATGTCTTTGATCCGCATCGGCAAGCCAAGCAAGAAAAAAGGTGTGCCAATGTCCGAGGAACAAAAAGCAAAGTTATCCGCCGCAAAGAAGGGCAAGCCAAGCACTAGACTTGGATGCAAAATGTCCGAAGAACAGAAATTAAAACTGTCTGAGGCGAACAAAGGTAAGGTTCATTCCACCGAAGCAAGGGAAAAGATAAAAGCATTCCATCTTGCTAGATGGGCTGCAATCAGACGCCGCTGTTTGGAGGCAGGGGAATTGTCCGAGACTGGAAAAATATATTTGGGAAAGCGCGATTGGCACGGTAGGTTAATTACCTAATCGTAGCGCCAACATATCCACCGAAGCCGCCGAAGTTGGGCGGCTTTTTCTTTGGACCTAGCACCACCACCAAGCCGCTTAGATCAGCGGCTTTTTTCATGTTGTACCGCCAAGCATTCTGCTGCGGCTTTTGAAAGGAAATTGCCATGTCTTACGAGACTACCGCCGGCAGCACGCTGGCATGTTCCATCACGCCCCCGAGCCCGAACACCACCCCGGCCGGGTTCAGCACCGCGATCGTCTACACCGACATCGGCGAAATCACCGATCTGCCTGGCGCCGCCGGCCGCAAATACAACACGGTCGAACATGCGCCTATCACGAGCCGGCGGCGCCAGCGCAAAAAAGGCAGCTACAGCCTGGAAGACATCGTGGTCGTGATGGCCTGGGACCAAAACGATGCTGGGCAGGATCTGTGCCGCACCGCCGCGCTGGACGACAGCGTGCTCACCTTCAAGCTCACGAAGCAGGGCGGCGACATCCGCTACTTCACCGCACAAGTCTCCGAGTTCCTCGAAAAGATGGGCACGGTCGATAACGTGGTGCAGGGCCAGATGACGTTGCTGCGCCAGACTGACACCGTTTCAGACCCGGCCTAAGACGGCCACAACAGCACCGACCGGGCGCGATGTCTCCTCTTAGCTGGGGAGCGCGCGCCTGGCACGGGCATCCATTTACTCCCAGCTAAAGGAAAATCATGTCAAGTCTCACGAAGCAAGAATTGGTAGATGTCTTTGCGCTTCATCTTCGCGACGCCGAGGATGAGCTGATGTACGCGGACGGGCCGGACGGATCTCCGGATATCAGCAAGCCGCAACGTGCCCACATCTATGGGCCAGGAACGAAGCAATTCGCGCGAGCGCAGACCGAGCGCGATAACAAGAACATCGAACGGATGCAGCGCAAGGGCAAGATCAAGATGACCGTGGACGAAACCCTTAAGCAAAAGGCTGATTTCGCTATCGCCATCACCAAGTCATTCGAGAACATCGACAGCGACAATGGCAAGACCGGAGAGGATTTGTTCGCGGAAGTGTATTTCAATCCGAAACTCTCGCACATCACGGAGCAGGTTGAACTGAACGCGAGGAATACGGCAAATTTTATGCCGGGCTCTACGAAGACCTGAGCCTGTACGTTCGACAGTCGGCATGGCTCGCCGCCGTGCCGGAGTCGAAAGAAAAGAGCATCAGTGCTGCGAAGCCGGTATCCCGCCTTGAGAAAATGAAGGCGGACATGAAAGACGAAGATTATCAACCCGACATGCCGCCGATCGATGCCGAGTACATCGTGGGCTATTTGTTCGACGTAGGGCCTGGCGTAAATACAGGGATGGGAGATGTACCACTCAGAAGCGAGCACCTGATTGCGTGGCAGGAAGAGACCGGCATATTACTGCAACCTTGGCAAGCTGGATTCTTGCGTGGGTTATCGCGCGAGTACCTGAGCCAGGCGCAGAAGTCGGAAAAGATCGACTGCCCGCCGCCTTATGGATTCGAGGAACGTCGCGCACTTGTTGCCGCGAAGATAGACGCCGTGTTCGGATAGGGCGTATCGTTCAATTTTCTGAACGATGGAGGCGAGATCGTGAGAATAGAAACATGGCTGAAATTGGGCCAGCTTGCCGGCTTTGCGCTGCTCGTCTATAGCGTGTGGATTTATGTTTCCATGGGCAATCGAATGGATGTAGATCGATCCATGCTAATGGTCGTTTTCCTCACGCTCGGAGCGCTGGTAATAGCCGGATGCCGTTTGACGGCTTGGCTGCGCGATAAGTAACTCTTAAATACTCTGGACTCAGGCCCGCTTCGGCGGGCTTTTTTATTGGGAAAAATCCATGATCGCTGGGACGCTTGAGGTACAGATGCTCGCGAACCTCGCGCGCATTACCGACGACATGTCAAAGGCCAATTCCATCGTCGGCAACGCCGTGCGCGACATGGAAAAGATCCTGGGTACGCTTGGCATCGGTTTCTCCGCGACCATGCTGCTCGATAAGATCAACTCGGTCGTCGAGGGCATGGACAAGCTCAAGAACGCATCCGAGAAAACCGGCGCGAGCGTTGAGAATCTGTCAAAGCTGCAATTCTTCGCTGGCGTGTCAGGCTCGAGCATTGATGCCGTAACGCAGGGACTGGCGAAATTGAGCAAGGGCATGGCCGGCGCCGGCGTCGATACGCTCGCGTCCAGCCAGGCGCTGAAATTTCTCGGCTTGTCGGCAAAGGACGCGGCGGGCAATCTAAAAGACCCGTCTGCGCTGATGGAGGAGATTGCAAAAAAGCTATACGTCTACCAGGACGGCGCCGGCAAGTCCGCCATCATGACCACTCTATTCGGTAAGGCTGGCGCTGAACTGATCCCGACGCTCAAGAAAATGGTGGAACTGGCTGGAATTGAAGCAAGCGTTACGACCGAGCAGGCGCGGGCGGCTGAAGAATATCAGATCGAACTCGCGCGCCTGAATCAGCAGAAAGAAATACTGTGGAATACGCTGGTAAGCGCGTTGCTGCCATCCATGCAGACCTTTGTCGGCGTGCTGTTGGATGCGTCAAAAAATACCGACTCGCTCGCGGGTTCTGTAAAAGGGCTCGCTGCGGACGGATCAATTACAACGTGGGCAGACAATGCGTTGTTGGGCGTCGCGGCCCTGATGGACGTGATGATCACCCTTGGCAACAAAGTTTCGGAGATCGAAGCGCCGTTCCAAAAATACTTTAATGCGATCAGCAACGGCTACGCAGCAATCACAATCGCTGCGTCGGGTGCTTCGGATGCGATCAAGAATAACGCCTTGACAATGCTGCGCGAGCAAGCGGCACTGGAGGAGGCGGCACGAAAGAGAAGAGAGGCAAGCGGATCACTTCTGACCACCCCCACCTACACCGGAACATTCGACGCCGTGAAGGCTGGAATAAATGCGCGCGGGAACGCTACCGGCCCATGGTCCGGACCGGTTGATCAATACGGTCAGCCTTTGCCGCAGAAGCAACTCAACTTCGCCCTAGGTGACGCGGCCAAGGCTGCAGCGCAACTGAAACTCTACGAAGGCGCAATGCAGTCGCTTGAAAAGCAGTATTTCAATCTGACGCATGCCGGCGAAGTCGCTCTCATCATGTATGAGACTACAACCGGAACACTCAAGAAACTGACGCCTGAGGAAAAGGCCTCTCTCATGGTTATGGCCGCGAAGATCCAAGCCTACAAGGACATGGTCACCATTCAGGAGGAGGCCGTAAAACAGGTCGAAGCCCTATACGGAGCGCAAGAGAAGTCCAGCGTGATAGAGAAGGATTACGCCATAGCGCAGCGTCTAAATATTGACGAGATGAACTTTGCGATCACGTTAATCGGAAAGACCACGCACGAGCAGGAACTGCTTACCGCTGCGCGCAAGATCGATCTGGACTTGCAAAAGCAGCTTGAAGCGTTGCCGATGAACGAATACGGCGGCATCGCATACAGTGCCCAGGCGGATGCAGAGCGGATACTAAAGACGTATGAGACCGCGAAGGCCAGCATCCTCGGCCTAATTTCCGCTCGCCAGACCGCAGAACGCTCCTGGGCTACCGGAACGCAGCAGGCATTCAACGACTACCTAGATAACGCGACCAACGCCGCACAGCACGCGAAAGATTTCTGGGGATCGTCGTTCAAGGGCATGGAGGACATGCTCACGAATTTCTTCATGCACGGCAAGCTCGGCGTCAAGGATTTCGTCACGGTGATCGAGCAAGCGCTTGCCAAGCTTGCGGCGCAGACGTTCGTCGTTAATGTCGTCGGTTCGGTATCTGGTGGCGCGGCCAGTGGCGCGGCAGGATCTGCCGGGTCAAGCATGTTGGGCAGCGCGGCAGGCAATTTGGTCGGCAAGATGGGCCTTGCATCGATGGGTTCTGGAGTTGGCAGCATCGGAGCGTCTGGCGTAATGACTGCGGCTCCGGTGTATGAGGCTGGCTCCATGGTCGCCGCCGGGGAGACGGCCAGTTTGGCGAGCGGCGCCGGGCTTAGTGCCGTTGCTGCGGCAATCCCGGTATGGGGTTGGGCGGCTCTTGGCGCGGCCGCGGTCTATGGATTGTTTAGCGGAGGAAACGATCAGCCGCCTCCCGGTCAGCGCTATGACAACTGGGCGACCCTACAAAAGACCAACGGCATGTACAGCATCGGCTCAAGCGAAGTCCCGGACCCGGCAGTGATGACCTCGCTGGCCCAAGCGCTCAACGCCTCGCTGAACGATCCGACGAAATACGACAAGGCGACGCTCGACAAGTTGGTCGGCACATCGGTCTCCGGGCCGGCCGGGACGGGCTCACAGGCGCTTATCGATGCCCTGACACAGCAACTATCACCGGCCGCCGATGCCGCGGCGAAGTCGACTGCGGATGCGGCAAAGTTTCTCGCTGACCTCACCGCCGCGGGCACGCTGGCTACGGCAAAGCGTCAGCTTGAAATCCAATTGATGCAGGCCCAGGGCGATGCCGCCGGCGCGCTGGCCGCTCAACGCGCAGACGAGCTCGCGGCCCTCGATCCGACCCTGCAGGCGCTGCAGAAGCAAATCTACGCCGCGCAGGATTTGGCGACGGCCGCCAACGACGCGACCGGGGCAATGCAGACGTTAGCACAACAGGTCAGCGATGCCCAGAAAGCGGCGTCATCTGCGGTTGATAGTCAGATCAGCGCGTCGAGCTCGGCGGCTCAGGCTGCGCACCAGGCCGCGGACTCCTACCGGCAAATCACGCAGGCTCTTGTGGACGCCGTGAACAAGATCAGCGGCGGCGGCACCGCCGGCGCTTCGGATAGGCTGCAAGCCCTGTTCGGCACCGCCATGACTGGCAACGCGTCGGCATTGTCCGCGCTCCCGCAGGCTGGGCAGGATTTCCTTGCTGCCAGCCTAGCTACCAGCCGGACATCGCTCGAGTACGCCCGCGACCAGGCCAAGGTCGTCGGCATGTTGAGTCAGGCGCAGATCGCCAGCACGGCGATGGTGAACTGGAACGAATACCAAGCGACGCTACTCGAGACGCAGACCGGCGTGCTGCAGGCGATCAAGGATCAGTTATCCCTGCCGAGTCCGGACGCGACGATCCTGACGCAGCAGATGGGCATGCTGGGCACCATTGCTGGGCTCCTGCAAGACCAGACCACGCAGATCGTCTCTGGCAATGGCCTACAGGCCGTGATGATGCAGGACCAGACCGGGCAGATCGTTCTCGCCAACGGCTTGACTGTGGATCAGACCGGGCAGGTGATCCTCGGTAATTCCTGGCTTGGAAACCAGGCGCAGCAATTGTCGATCGGCAATGCGCTGGTGGTGGACCAGACTGGAAATATCGCGCTCGGCAACAGCCTCGTCGGAACGCAGACCGGCCAGATCATCAGTGGCAACGCGACGCAGGATGTGATCAAGAACATTACCGCCCTGAATACGACGTACTCTGAATCCATGCTGGCCGCGTTGGTCGCGAGTGGCGGCGTGCAGTCCAATTCGCTTTCTGCCATGGTGATCGGAAACGCCACCATCGCCTCGCTGTTGCAGCAGATGATGGGGCTGCAGGCGCAGGCGGCGCAGACCACTTACAACGACGCATTCCAGGCCGCGGCGGTATCTATCTGGGCCAGTGTCCAAGCGGCTGGAGGCGGTCTGTCGGACTTCGACGCACAGTTTGCCGCCTGGAAAGCGGGGCATCCGCCTCCTGGCTTCGCATCGGGTGGCGTCGCTAGCGGCTGGATCATGGCAGGAGAGGCGGGCCGTGAACTGATCAATGTCGGCTCACAGGCCCGGGTCTATAACGCGAGCCAGACGCGCGGAATGATGGGCGGCGCGGCGAATGATGAACTCGTTGCCGAGATTCGCGCCCTACGCGCCGAGGTGATTTCCTTGCGCAAGGATACAAAGCGGACCGCAGATACCCTTGACGCGGTTTCCTACGGCCAGCGGTCTCTTTCGACGAATGCGGCATGAACGAACGGGAAAAACTGCTCGTAGCGCATGCGAGCGCGAGCGCGTTGGAATTGGAAAACGCGCAGTTACGGGCGACGATTACCACATCTGAAAACGATGAACTAAAGGCAGTTATTGCTGTGGCGAACGCGAAGACGAGCGCGGACAAAATGTATGTGTCCATGATTCGGCGCCGGGCGAAAACGCTTGTAGCCAAAGGGCGTCAGTTCGACGCGATATTGTTGTTGAAAACCATCGGAGAATGACATGGCGCGAATCACGTATGACCCGTTGAAAATCGGCAGCGTAATGGTGGCCGAAGCCGTTGACCACATCGCCAATGCCCAGCAATTGCTCGCCCGCGCAAAGTCGCTGGCGGATTCGATCAGCGCGGGCGGCGCACAGGCGGCGAACCTGGAAGGGTGCGCAGAGTTTGGCGTGGCGGCTTCGCAGGGTTCGACGTTCTACGCTGCTCTGGCGGCAATGAAAGCCAACTCGGCAACCGTTACCGCTGCCTCAATAGCGGATTTGGACCAGGGCGGCTAGTCCATGCGCGTCATACCGCCGCTGGCGATTTTGGACGCCACGCTTACCAGTTCCGATGCGACGGAGCCATGGGCGCCGTCTGCCTATGCTGGCGGGACGACCTACGCGGTCGGGGCGATCGTTTCCGTCGCGGCGGATTTCAAGATTTATAAATCGCTGGCGTCGAACAATACCGGGAACACGCCGAACGTCTCGCCTCTGTGGTGGACATCGCTTGGACCGACGGAAACGGCCTACAACAGCGGCACGACGTACGGCTTGGGCGACACGGTTTCGTCGGCGACAACGCATCGCGTTTACGAATCGCTCGCAACCGGAAACCTCGGCAATCCGCTTCCGGTTTATCCGGGGACGGCGACGCTGAAATGGCTGGATATCGGCCCGACAAATAAGTGGTCAATGTTCGATCTGTTTCGCAATACGCAGACGGTTTTCGCCTCTCCGATCGTTGTCAGGTTGACCCCTGGCGTACGGATAAAAGCGCTCGCCATGCTCGGGCTTGAGGCGAACGAAGTCACCGTTTCGATGGACGATGCAGTAGGTTCGCCGTCCGTCAATCACTACCTACGCACGAAAAACCTTCAGACACGCATGATTCCAGTGGCGGACTGGTACGAATATTTTTTCTCCGATTTCGGCCTGCGCGCCGCCTTCGTTCTGTTCGATCTGCCGCGATACGCTGGCGACGTTCTCACGGTGACAATTACGAATACCGGCGGCCCAGCCGCTGTCGGTGCGCTGGTGATTGGCACCGATCAATATTTAGGCGAGACCGAACACGGCGCCGAATCGGACGCGACTAATTTCAGCGTGATCGACCGTGATGCGTTCGGCAACGCGACGTTAATACCTCGCCGTTCAGTGCCGAAGGTGAATCAAACCGTGATCGCGGATAAGGCGTCGGCGCGAGACATCTACAATCTGCGCACTGCGTTAAACGCAGTCCCAGCCGTGTACACAAGCCTTGATGATTCGACGGACGGATGGTTCGAGCCGTTCCTGATTCTGGGGATTTACCGCAAGTTCACCATTAACGCAGAAGATCCGGTTTTTGCGCGTATCGACATCGAGGTCGAGGAAATTTAGAGGATATAACCATGCTGACCCCACTTCCGACCCCGCCGAGCACGTCCGACCCCGCCAATTTCGCCACGCGCGCAGACGCGCTTGTTATTGCATTGGCGAACATGGTGAGCGAAATCAACGGCGGCGCGTTGACTCTTGCTGGCGGCATTCTGACCGGGAATATAACGAGCACCGGAAATCCATCAATTAATATCGGCTCAGGCTCCCTCACCGCAGGCGCGATCAGCGGGACGACGGGGGCGTTTAGTGGGGCATTGGGAGTGAACGGCGCAGGACTTGTCTCGGGTTCGGCTACGTTTGCAAATCAAAACTATCTACTGTGGTACGACGCTGGAACGTCAGGAGCAACCACGGCGTATATAAGAGGAACCGGGGGTTCACTTGTTATAAATGGCACGCACATATCATTGACCGGAATCCCTACCGCTGCTGGTGGGGCCGCTGGAACTATCTACTCGTCCGGCGGATTTATCAAAATCAACTAGCCGCCCTCGAACTCAAATGCGTGCACTAATTTTAATCCTCGCCCTCCTGCTTTCCGGCTGCGCTGCCGTTCAGGTGGCTGAGAATCCCAAGACGCTGGCAACGTGCGCTGACTAATTAAGGACACCCAATGGACGAAACTAAGATCAACGCAATGCTTGCTGAACTACAGCAGCAGGTAATGCTGATTAGTACAAGAGCCGTAACACTTGCGGGGGAGTTGGCTGTAGCAAACCAGCGGATTCGAGCATTGACAGAGCAGGTAGAGAAGCAAGCGAAAGAACTTGAGGAGTTAAAGCCGAAATGAATCTGCTGCTTGCTATCTTCGCTCTGGAGTCCGCCGCTAAACACCATGTCTAAAGAATCAGAACTCGAACAGCGCAGAGCGTTTTACAAGGCCAATGCGGCGAGGCTACCAAAGGTCGAGAACATCGCCAAGAGCAATAGATTGTGGCCAAACATGGAGTGGCAAAAGGGAGGTAATCAATGCTTGCTTTACTGATTATATTTGGTATCGAGAGTGCAATTGATGGGTGGGAAACATATTCCATCCTGAGATTTGGAGGAAAAGAAGTAGGCTTTCCCAAGTTCCTGTTCAAGTGGTTCGGCGTCTATTGGGGCTTGCTGCTGATGAAGATCGGCATTGTCGGCTGGACTTGGTATGCGATGCTGCATGGCGGAAGTCCTACCGTGCTGGCGTGGCTGGAAGTCGGCTATGCGGGGGTGATTGGGTGGAACTGGTTTCAATTGCAGAAACACAAGGAGAAGTGATGGACCAAGGTCAGGCAATTTTTAATGAATCAAATATCGTCCGCACAGTCGCCGTCGATGCGCTGGCAAACCGATGCATTCAACTGGCGGCTGACAAGGCCGCTCTGCAAGCGCAGCTGGCCGAATACGCGGAGAAATTTGAGGCGCTGAAAAAGGAAGTGGAAGCGCTGAAGGCCGCAAAAGAATAACCGGACTCACTCACCAAGGCCCGCTGATGCGGGCTTTTTTATTGGAGAACGCCTTGCCCGAAAAAGACCCGACAAGCTACACGCTTCTCACATATGCATGGGTGTTCGCGCTCGCCTGTCTTGGTGGGGCTACGTCGTTCGCGGCAAAAGTGCGAACCGGCGCTGCGCGCCGAGCCCAGAGATGGTCGCCTACAATGCCTATGCCGAGGAATGCCGGGCGTGGGGGGCGGAGCGAGAAAGCAAAGTGGGGGCTGTGATGACGCTAACCGCCTTGCTTCTAATAGCGCTCGCTCTGCTGCAGGCGCTCTACGCGTATACCACCTGGCGAATCCTCAGCGCCGGTGGCCGTGAGTTGAACCCCGCGATGCGCTATGCGATCGCACAGGCCGGTGTTATACCGGCGCTCGTCGCCAAGGGCGCGGTCGTGGTCGCGCTGGCTTGGTATTTTTGTCTGCCTTACCCACGGATTCTTGGTGCGCTTGTCCTGTTCTACGCGTGCGCAGTGCTGTTCAATTTCAGATCGATCAAATAATAGGGGTGCGCGATGACCATGGATGGAGATAACAGGCGCAACAATTTCGAGCAGCGCGCGCAAACCATAATCCAAGTGGTGATCTGCGCCGTGCTTGCGTGGGGCGGTAGCTCTCTGCTGTCGGTAAGGGAGGGACTTATCACCGTGAGCAAAGACCTTGCGACGCAGCAGGCTACCACGGCCATTACAACAGCGCAGACCGTCAAGGACATCAGCGACCTTAAGGTTGGGCTCGAAGCTGTAAAAAATCAGGCAGTGAGTGATACTGCTGCGGCGACTGCGGCGACTACAGCGGCCACGACTGCCGCTGCTGTGGCTGCGGCCGCTGTATCGACCGCCGCCGCTTTGGCCGCTGGCTCAAAGAAGCAGAAATGATCGACGAACTAATCAGGCGTTGAAGGAAGTCAAAAACAGGAGCACGGCAAAATGAAAGATAAATTTCGGATGATGCAATGGCTTGCGCTCGCGGCGGTGTTCTATGGCCTGGCGCTCACCACGTTCGGTTCGCAGCCGCAGTTGCAAACACTCTGCTGGAAAATCGGAAACCTCACCGTGGCCAGTTTCATCGGATATTGGATAGACCGACGCGCCTTCATGGATGCGCGGCTCGATCCACACTCGCCCGCGCTCCTACAAGTCCGGCGCGCGATCATCATGGCGGCCGCGATGCTCGCTGTTGCGATGGGCCTATGAGATTCATCGCCCTGTTACTGGTGATGTTGCCGGCGTTCTGCGCTGCTCAAGTCCCACCGGCAGCGCTGAAGTACCGGGCTGACCTGACGCGCGAGGCGCACTTCGTTCTCGGGCTCTCCGCGCCGATCGATCTGCTGGCCGGGCAGATTCAGCAGGAATCCGGGTGGCGCCCTGGCATCACCGCCTGGGACAACGGCCGCGGCCTCGCGCAATTCATGGACCCTACCGCCAAGTGGGTGGCGGAGCGCTACCAGGATCTCGGCACGCCGCAGCCTTACAACCCGCTCTGGGCGATTCGCGCGATGGTGCGCCTCGACTCGTACAACGCCGGCCGAGTGGCAGCGGTCACCGATTGCGACCGCTGGGGCGCGGCGCTCAAGGGATACAACGCCGGGCTCGGGTATGTTCTGCGCGCGCAGAAGAGATCCGAAGTGCCAGGCCTCTGGTTTGGCCAGCGCGCCGCCGAGCAGATCAACGCCGGGCAGAATTCCAAGAACTTCGAATACAGCCGCCTCTATCCGCGGTGGATCATCTACAAGCACGCGCCCAAGTACGCAGCATGGGGTCGCGGCGTCAACTGTGATGGGAGGGCGTGATGGGTGCAGCTCTAGCAATCTTCAGCGGTCCATACGCGATCCTGGCGCGTTGGGCGGTCATCGGTATCCTCGCCGCCGCGATCGGCGCCTTCGGCTGGGTCAAGGGCAATCAGCATGGCACCGAGAAGCTGATCAAGTACCAAGGTGAGCAGGTCATGGAAAGCGCCAAGGTGATCGTCAAGCAGGGCGATGCGACGGCCGTCACGGTGACGAAATACGTCAAGGTGGCCGGCCAAACGAAGGTAGTGACCGAAACAATCGAAAAGGAGGTGATCAAATATGTCGAATCGAAACCGCTGGCTCTTGCTTGTGTGCTTGATAACCGCTGGCTGCGCCTTCACGACGCCGCGGCCACAGGTGCCGTTCCCCCGCCCGCCGCAGGAGATGATGCAGGCCCCGGAGGCGTTACAGCCGTTGCCGCGCTCCCCGGCGTCACCGCCAACTACGCCCGCGCACGCCGTAACGCGGACCGGTTAGCGTTCTGCCAAGATTGGGTACGCGAGCAGTTCAAGGCGACGAACGGGAAGGCTTTGGAATATTGAGACACCCTGGCGGATGGCGTGACCTCGGATGCGGGGCCGATGAAGGGGAGGAGGGCAGTCATGGCTAATACGGCTCCATGCCTTTCTTGAATACCTTCCATTTTTGGTCGTATCCTCCTAGTGGAACTTTGCGCTGCACGTAGTCACCAGTGGCGCATATATCTTGGATCATCATGGCCCCAGTAGGCTCGTAGTCGTCTCGAATGTGTGCCGTTTCGACTCCGTTTAAACCAGAATCGTCTATTCTCTTTTTTAGTTGCTCAATTTCGCTCATTTCCCAATCTCCTTTACCCAATCCTCGAACGGTTGAAGTGGCTGAAGTTTCTCGTAGCAGAACAGCAGGGCTTGGCGTGCTTCGAGGTAGGCGGCGGCGAGACCGATGTTGTCTCTGTTATAACCATTAGGCCATGCCACCATTTTCTCTGCCCATTCCGTCGCGGCTCTATGATCTGCGCTCATGAATGCTCCTTTAGTGCTTCGCGTAGGGCTTTCTCCGTTGGAAGCTGCAATTCTTCTGGCACACTTCCGTACATATTCAGAAACGCATTCGCCAACTCCTTGAGGAGCTGGATTTCGGCCTCTAGTTCGGTGATGCGAGTTTTTCTGTCCTCGCACGTGGCGCAAATACAGGTTGTTGCGTGGTAGGCAGCCATTGCCTTTTGATAATCTGCCTTAGTTGCAAATTTACTCATTGACTGTTTATCGCTCACGATTTAATCCTCTCGATTTCGTCTCGGATAAGCAAACTCATTCCACCAAAGTATTCATCACAAATCTCCGCCGCCCGTTCCAGTCCGGGGATGAGGTCCGCAGCAGCAACCGGTTTATTCCAGTCACCCTTGCCGGAGGGCCATTCACAGGGTGCTGCGGATTCGAGAGCGCGTATTTTCTTGCCAAGTAAATTTGCCATCCAACCTTGGCCCATAAGATGCTCTATGTTTTCTGTACCTCCGTGCGTGTCTGGTAGTTTGGCATCGGCCTTGTCGCGTTCCTCGTAGCAAAGTTGCTCGCACCTCTCCCGCGTTTCCTCGAAGCACTTGGCGAGGCGGGATTCGGCAGCATCCACCACCCCTGTATATCCATTTCGTTGTAAAATAATGTCGCGTTCAGCAGACTCCCGCGCCTTGCGCTCACGTTCCATTGCTTCCTGCAACGTATCGCGCTCTTTGCCTAGCATGTTGACCCAATCCTCGAACGGTTGAAATGGCTGCAATTTCTCGTAGCAGAACAGCAGGGCTTGGCGTGCTTCGAGGTAGGCGACAGCGAGGTTTAGTATTCCTTTATTTGCGGCCTCAAGCAATTCTCGCGCTCTCGCCAAGTCGCGATTAGCACAGCCTAAACAGTTTGGCGTGAATGTAGAGTGGATACAGCCGAGGGGATTAGTTGCAGCCTCAAGCTGACCCATTAGTCCTGTTACTTCATCGTTTCGAACGGCACACTCTGAATTAGCCTCACCCAACTCCCGCCGCAGCCCATCAATCGTATTCTCCTGCGCAACGCTTACGACTGCGCGGGCGTTCAGGTCGGATTGGAGTTGGCGGATAGTGGCGGCTGCGTCATGAACCTCCGGCCGGTTGCTGTGAGAATCCAATTCCTTCAGCAGCTCATCAGCCTTCGTGTCAGCGTTCATGGTTATTCCTTATTGCAGTCATGTTCTTCGTTGCTGAATCCGCCGTTGGCTATTGCCTCTTTACCGCGCCTACTGTAATAATCATTCCGGTCCAGTTTCTTTTCTCGCGTCCACGCTGCGCATGACTTACCGCAGCACCTAGCCCATCCGCGTTTCCGATCTGCTTTCTTTGCCGTGAACTCTTTCTTACAGTTTGGATTCTCGCAAATGTATGTGCCAGCGCTCATTTTTCGTTTCATGCCGGGAATACCCGGCTCCCCTTGCTCGGCCATTTTGCCTTTGTCGCTCATCTCATCACCTCGTATCCGTCAAAGTGGTTGTCGATACGCCAGCGTAATGTTGATCTGCTGATACCCATAGAGCGAGAAGCAGAACCGATAGATGTATAGGCGGTCCCGAACACTCTGCATGGTTTGGTTTGGCGCGTATTCTGTTGTTGTTCAAGCGGCGATGCCCAACGGCAATTGTCCTTAGAATAGTCGCCAGCATTGTCTATTCTCTCGATGCTTTTCCCGTTTGGGATGTTTCCCATGTCCTCAAAAAATGCGATAAATGACGCTCGCCATCTTTCGCAGATTCCTATCCCCCTGCCGCCGTAGTCTGCATAGCCAGCGCAATTCGAGTTGTAGCACCTTTCAAGAATGTGTTTCCAGCACGCAAATTCCTTCGTGTAACTCATACCGTGCGGCCTCGCTATACAACCGCATGATTTACTCTTTCCTGATCGGAGATATCTTCCGCCAACAATGTGTAAATTGCCGCAATCACATTGGCAGGACCAATACAGCCTTCTCGCTTTATCTGTGCGGTCTGAAACGGATATAACTACTAAACGCCCAAATCGTTGTCCGACCATCCGCAACGCGCGTTGTTCAAGTTCGCTCATTTCGGTTTCCTCGCTAGGCCGCGCCACGATTTGTCTTGGAACATGCAAATATCTCCTGTTCTGCTGTATCTCCAACAGTAGCCGCTCCAGTAATAGTCGCAATAGGAATAAGGATCGTCCGCAGCATTGTAAGGTGCGGTTTCGTACGGTCCAATCCGCACCGGCTTAATCTCAGGCGGATACCACGGCGTCAATTCTTTGCTCATCACATACCCCTAAAGTGTCGAACCCGTTGATGGTGGCACTTTCGCCTTGCGCGCCTTGACCGATCGAACAATTAAGCACCTACCGCATACCCTGTAAGCGATCGGATTAAGTGCAAACTGCTCGGCGGGGATGTGGGACGATTCTCCCTTGCGCAATCGGCGCCACTTGTGCGTTCTCAACATGAAACACACGACCTTGCCGATTAAGTATTTCACGCGGCCTTCCGTTTCTGGCCCAGGTAAGTGTCAATCGCTTTCAAGATTCCGGCGAACTCAGGCAGGGCGCCGAAGCGATCCTTGAACGTGCGCAGCATTGCGTGGGCTTCCATCCATTCGGACTCGACGCGGCGGCGCTCGCGTTCAACGGCTTCGGCTGCGTCCCGCTCGGCCTTCGCTTTCGCTTCGATCGCTTCCTGCTCACGGCGTTGGGCCTCGGCAAGCAAGCGCGCCTTGCGGTCGATCTCGTCGCGTTCAGCCTTAAGTCGCGATTCCTCGGCATCGCGGATTGCCTTGGCTTCCGCTTCCGCTGCCTGGCGCTGCTGTAGCGCAACACGGTCTGCTGCCTCGCGCGCAAGCCTTGCTTCGCGCTCCTGTTCCTCGATTTTCACCCTCGCCGCCCGGCCTTCTTCCTCGATCTTGCGCCGCGCCGCGGCTTCTTCCGCAAGCCGCTCTTGCTGCGCCTTGGCGAGTTCGGCCTGCTGGCGCGCGATCTCGGCCCGGTCCGCTGCCATCTTCACTTCCTCGGCATCCTTGCGGGCCTTTTCCTCGGCCGCGATCCGATCGACCTCAATCCGCACCTTTTCCGCCCGCTCGCGTTCCTCGCGCTTGGTCTCGGTCTCGATCTGGGCCTTGATGGGCAGGCGCAGGGCGTCAAGCTGGTCTGATATGCGCTTAGCCTCGGAGTCCACCAATCGGCCATAGTTCAGGCTCTCGGCCTTTTCACGCTTGCGCACATCTTCGAGCGTAATGCTGTGCGTGTTGATGACCTTGTAGCTTTGCTTTGCGTCCGCCATTCCGTCTACTGTCGTCACATCGAAAACGACGCCACGGTAACGCGCGGTCAAATCAGCCAGCGCGGCCTCGACCGGCTTGAATACGACGATTTCTTGGTTCATGATTTCCTTTCGTTGAGTTTGGCTACCATTTCATCTACCGATTGCAAGAACACCCTGACCTCAGCTTCAAGGGTGCGGATATAGTCGTCGTCGCGCGCCACCCGGAACACGTAGCACCGAAGATGCTCAGGCATGTCGGGCGAGAAAGAGCAAAAATCCCAAAAGGCCCGCCCGGTGATCCATAGATTCCCCTGGATCTGCGCCCGGTGCTCGCCCGGGTATCCGCCGGTCAGAATCGTATCGAGTTGAACGGTCGGGATAACGCTCTTGATCTCGCAGCCGCCGTCGGCGCCGACCAGGCCATCCGGTGAGCAGCCGGATAGCAGCATCTCGTGCTTGATAAAGCCGACCTCCTCGACCAAATTGCCGGTCGCCGCTTCGTATGCCATGCGCGCGAACGGCTCCTGCTCCTGCCCGCGCTCAAGGTTCTTCTGCCAGCCTCCGTAACTCGAATTCTCGCCCGGCTTCCCGGTGAGGCGCTCGCAGACAATCCGCCGTAGGTACTTCGTGCGCGTGATGCCCTGGCCCTTGGCGAGGATGGCGGAAAACTCGGAGGAGGTCGCGTGGCCGCAGCGTTCCTGCAGCCATTCCGGTGAACCTTGAATGCTCATTTCGCCTTCGCCGATTCGTCGATAAAGTTGCCGTGCGCCAGTAGAACGGCCTTGAGTTTCTGGTGCGACTCGACATCCTTCAGGTCGTTGCAGGCTTTCACCGCCTCGTTATAGACGGCCTTCGCTTTTTCCTTCGTGGTCTGCGCTTCGATGCGCTTGACGAATTCGGCGTACTGTTCCTCGGGCATGCCTTTCTTTTCGCCGCCGCCGCCGTCCTTGTCGTCGCCCTGCTCGGACACGCCGCAGATAGCCTTGAGCGTGTAGCGTTCCAGATAGCTAACCGTGGAAGCCCTCGCCTGAATCGGTGACTTCGCGCCGCCAGCGTCCGGGGGTCCGCCCATCGAAACGGAATCCGAATGCCCGAGCGTGTGCTTGAGCGTACAGGTGACTTCGATCCAGTCCTTTTCGTCCTTGGTGATTGACCACGCTGCGCTAAGGCCATTCGCGGACAAGGCCGGAGTCAGCGCGTTGACCACGGCGAACAATTCAGCGTATTTCTTGCCTGCCAATGGCCCCGCGTCCACGGTCTTGCTCTTGATGATCTTGACCGCCTGGGCCTTGAACGCAGCAAAGGCCGTGTTGTACGCCTTGCGCGCTTCGTCGGCTTCGTATTCCTTTTGCAGCGCCCGCAGTTCCTTGATCGTATCGAGGCTCATGCCCTGCTTGACGGCCATCGCCAGCATGGACATAGGCGTGGCCTGCCCCGCCTCGACAAGCGCCGGCAGAGCCCGATCCTCGGCCCTGCTGAAACTCCCTGCCGCTACCTCGATCACGCGGCCTTCCTCTTTTGTGGCTGTGTTCATTTCGTCGTCCCCTTCAAAACGTGTACCTTCACAAATTGCTCAACGCTGATAGCCTCGTTCTCGGCTTTCTGCTTCGCCGCTTCCTCGGCCAGCCGTTTCTGCTCGCGCCGTATAGTCTTGCGAATATCGGTTGATGCGGCGGGCGTGTAGCGGAATCCCTTGTTGAGAATTGAGATCATCACTTCCTCCCCGGCTGATAGCCGTCTGTATTCGGTTCGCGCTGTTCGTGAAAGGTGCAGCCTTCTCCCGCATCTACATCCATGTAGCCGCCGAAAGCAGGCCATTGGAGGACGCCTAAACCAAAACTTGATCGCGGATTAATTTGCACGCTTTTCGGCATCACAGGCGGCGGCGGAAGCGGAACCGTGCAGCGGCAATGATCACCCTTGCGCGGGACGATCTTTCCATCCTTGCGCGGTTTAACGTCAAACCATTTGCAGGTGCGGCAGGTCATAGTTTCACCCCCGGTATCTTTTCCGGCTGCTGATTGCGCTCCCATTCCCGGCCAGGATCGCGTTTGAGGTCTCCGGCAACATCCCGGAAGTCATGCCATGAGTGCAGGTTGATCAGCGGCCTATCCAGTTCAATGTCCGGATCTGGCGCGTTGTCGTTCGGGTGACGAGATTGCCAAGTGGCGGTCATGGCGTCACCTTATTGTGTTTTGCAACCCATCCATCCAGCCGACTCTTTGCATATGACGGAACCGGCTTTTCGCGTTCGTACAAAGAAACGTATGCGGTGATAACGCCGGCCTCATTTGCGACAGCGGCTTGCGGCATTCCGAATGCGGCCCGTAGCGTCGAAAGTGTTTTGAATTCTCGAAATTCTGGATGCTCTGATCGCATGTGCATCATCAGATTTTGAAAGGTCCGATTGCAGCATGGGCAAACGCCATTCATCACGCGCTCGCGCATCTTCTTGTGAGCCTTGGCGATTTGTTCGCGCTCGCGCTCGGAAGTGTCGGCGCGCGCATTGGCGGCATCTAACATCTGTTGCTTGCGCTCGACCTCTTTGCGAAGTTTTTGTTCCTCGGTCAGCCCTGTGTAATGTTGCTGATGGCCGGATGGGCAAGAAAAATAAGTTTGGTCTTTAAGTTTCCTCTCATGAAACGCATCCGTCATTGCGAACGCCATTCCACAATTGCAGCAATGCTCGACGAAGAACCGCTCGTTATCAACAAATGTACTCATACCACCCCCATCACCAAGTACATCATCATGAACACCGCAAATCCCGCGCCGACAACGAAGCTCGCCAGCGCGGTCAGAAAAATCTCATCGCCGGGCGGGGGAAGGTTCTTGAGGTCGCGGCTGAAATATCGGGCGTTCATTTGCTCACCAGCAGCGAAATCCACACCGCGAACAGCGCGAACCCGGCAAGGTCAATCGGATGCGCTTCGAGGACGCGGCGCAGGAGGAGGCGGCAGTAGCAGCGAATCATGATTGTGTGGCCTTGAATGCGCGTTGCTCGAAATCGTCCTGCACATCCTCTGCTTCCCGTCCTGTTGCGTTGGCGATGAAATCACGCAACATGCAATAGACGCGCTGATTGTGGACGCGCCAAATATCTTGCCTGCCTAGCAGCGCGAGATAAGCAGCCTCGGCGGCTTCAAGTCCATCAGGCGCGGCGGCTATCAGGCGGGCGTTTGGAACGGCAGAACTGTGATCCTGCTTCCATGCCGTAATTAAAACTGTCGCAAGTTTTATCTGGCGCGGACCGACTATTTCCTCTAGCGCGACAATCCTTTGATTTTGCCGCCCGTCATGCGGGACATATTTCCACGGACCCGGCGTATGCTTGCTCATGACGCGATCCACAGAATCAGCAGCCAGATCGGCACACTCAGCAGCAAACCATTGACGATGCCGCGCGGGGCGGCTAGCGGGTCTTCGTGGAGTGGGGCGCAATCGTGATTGTTCATTCCGGCACCAGCTTTCCGGCATTGCAGCCATACCATTTATCTGCCTCGATCCCATCTTCGCCGGGAACGCCAACAGCGATGCGCGAGCGTTTAGCTTTTTCATCGAACCAGACGATAGCGAATGACCCTGATGCGCTTGCTTTGGCTCTGCCGTTAAAGCCAGCAAAGGCCGCACCGTAGTCGCCCGTTGCCGCTGCGTGACCGTGGTTGCCCGTTGCCGCTGCGTGACCGGAGTCGCCCGTTGCCGCTGCGTGACCGGAGTTGCCCGTTGCCGCTGCGTGACCGGAGTTGCCCGTTGCCGCTGCGTGACCGGAGTTGCCCGTTGCCGCTGCGTGACCGGAGTTGCCCGTTGCCGCTGCGTGACCGGAGTAGCCCGTTGCCGCTGCGTGACCGGAGTAGCCCGTTGCCGCTGCGTGACCGGAGTAGCCCGTTGCCGCTGCGTGACCGTAGTCGCCCGTTGCCGCTGCGTGACCGGAGTTGCCCGTTGCCGCTGCGTGACCGGAGTAGCCCGTTGCCGCTGCGTGACCGTAGTTGCCCGTTGCCGCTGCGTGACCGTAGTTGCCCGTTGCCGCTGCGTGACCGTAGTTGCCCGTTGCCGCTGCGTGACCGGAGTAGCCCGTTGCCGCTGCGTGACCGTAGTTGCCCGTTGCCGCTGCGTGACCGTAGTTGCCCGTTGCCGCTGCGTGACCGGAGTAGCCCGTTGCCGCTGCGCATTCTTTTTTATCACTGGAGAGCGCACCCTTCGCGGATTTGCAAAGCGCGAGCACCGCTTCAACTTGCGCCTTGATCCATTCCGGGAGATTCATGCTCGCTTCTATGGTGATCTTTGCGGCGCAAATCTTGGAATCTCCACGGCGTTCCGGCGAAGCACCAGACAGAGACACGCGAGCGAATGTTGCCGAGCCGCTGTAATACGACCAGCAATCGAAGGGAACAGCGCAGGCGTGAAAGCCGCTATCGCACATCTTCACGTCGCCTTCGTGTTCGTAGGTCTTGCCGATCTCGTACTGGAAATTGCGGCATTTCCAATCTGGGCCGAATGCTTTGTAAGCGGTGATCGGCAGATTGACTACCGGCGCAACTTTCTTTGCTGGCGCGTTCTTCTTCGTTGCTATTTTCACTTTGCCCTCCTGCCCCAAGGTTGGGACGATGGCTGAATAATACTTAAGCCAATAAATTCTGCTTATCATTATTCTTATATGCCCATAAGCCGATTCGATAATGTTCACGGTAAATCTGTGATTCAATCCGGCTATGCGAGTAGAAATCAAAGTCGGGAAAAGATGGCAGGTTACGGATGCCATCATAGATGCAAACGGTTGGGCACGAGTTAAGCTCAAGCACCCCTACGGTATCGAGGTCTATAAGAAGTGGCGCATGCCGAAAGCGAAGGTCGCCCCATGATCCTCTACAGCCGCTCAACAGCGAACCACCTGCACAACCTAAGCCGCCGCCTGTTCGACGCGCCTAGGGCTGTTTGAGCGCTTTGCGGACGCACTTTCGACCGGCTGCAGCAGTACAAATATCACTGCTCCAGCGCTTGCGCTAGGCTGGATAAGCAGCGGAGGGCTTTACAAGCGACGAAAAAGGGTATTGAATAACGTTTCTGGCTGTGAATGGCCGAATGAGGATCAGCGTTGAATTCTGACAGCACCGCCCTTTTCAAAGACCCTGAAGGCTCGGCCCTGCCGCGCCCACCTCGGGAACATTCACCTTTGGAACAGGGCGGTGCCGTGAGGATTTACGCATGAAATACGAACAGCACCCTCTATCAGCAAAGTTTTCGCGGATGACACCGGAAGCCATAAACGCAATGGCCGATGATATCAAGTCGAATGGGCTACAGCATTCGATCTTGCTATTCGACGGCAAGGTGCTTGATGGGTGGAACAGGTATCAAGCCTGTTTGATCGCTGGTATAAATCCTCGCACAACGGTATTCCGTGGGAAAGACCCGGCAAGTATCGTAATCTCAGAAAATATCCACCGACGCCATGACATGACGGCAGGGCAAAGAGCGTTGCTCGTGGTTGAAATTAGGGAATATGCGCCGCACGGAAAGCCTAAAGGTGCAACGGTTGCACCTTTAGCGACCGTGGCCGAAATGGCCGAGGAAGCCGGCACGGGCGAGCGAGTGGTGCAACAGGCAAAAGTGGTGGAAGCGAACGGAACCGATACATTAAAAGAGGCCGTAAGGGACGGAGATATTCCTGTTCACAAAGCCGCTGCCGTCGCCAAGAAACCGAAGGCGCAGCAGGCCAAGGCGCTGAAAGAGGCGAAGGAACCGAAGCCGAAAAAGGCGAAGGCAGAGCCGAAGAAAAAGAAACCGGCGTTGAAACCTGACGACGATTCTTGTTCTGTCGCGGAACTTGGCAAGGCGCTTGAAGAATCGGACAAGGAAGTGCGCGAACTGCAAGCCCTTGTCGAGAGTTTGAAGAAAGACGACCTGGCGAAAGAGGTAGCAAAATGGCACTTAAAATTCGACCAGCTTGAAGGTCGCCTATCGCTGGCCGTGAAGCAAAAGAACGAAGCGGACAAACACGCGAAATACAGCACAGGATTGCTGCGCAAAATACGCGAAGCTTTGAAAGTAACCAAGGACGGCGAGATACTGCAAGCAATTCGCAATTCATAACCGCATTGACCGGGAGTCAAGATGGATATCACGTTGTATGATTTTCAGACAGAATCTGTTGAGTTTCTCCGCAATAACATCCGAGACAACATTAAGAATCAGGTATTGAGCGCGGCGACTGGATCGGGCAAGACCGTCATTGCTGCGTATCTGTTGAAGCAGTGCCACGAGAAAGGGCGTCGAGCAATCTTCGTGGCCGACCGGATCAATCTCATTGACCAGACCAGCGCCGTACTGGACCAATACGATATTCCGCACGGAGTAATCCAGGCGCAGCACTGGCGCTGGAAGCCGTGGGAAAAAATCCAAGTCGCAAGCGCGGCGACGCTTGAGCGCAGAGCATGGCCGGAAGATACGGACATGATAATAGTCGATGAGTGTCACGCTCTAAGAAAACAGGTACTGGCGCGCATTGACAAGCGCGACTGCATCGTAATCGGGCTGACAGCAACGCCGTTCGCAAAAGGCATGGGCAAGCATTACGACGCGGTTGTCACGGTCACCACCACGAACAAACTCATTGCGGAAAAGTTCCTGTCACCGTTTCGCATCTTCGCGGCGAGCGAGCCGGACATGCGCGGCGCAAAGGTCGTAGCGGGCGAGTGGACCGACGATGCTGCGGCGGAGCGCGCAATGCCGATCATCGGTGATATCGTCGCGGAATACCTGAAGCATGGCGAGAACAAAAAGTTCATCGCCTTCGGCGTGAATGTGGCGCACTGCGAGGAAATGCAAAAGCAGATGCTCGCCGCTGGCATTCAGTGCGCTCTGTACACCTATCGCACCGGCGATGAAGAGCGCGCGGAAATGGTGCGCGAGTTTCGGAAGCCTGATTCATACATTCGCGGGCTGATATCCGTCGCGGCATTGTCTAAAGGATTCGACGTTGCGAGTGTAGAGGTCATCATTATGGCGCGCCCGCTTAAGTCGAGTTTAGCCGAGCATATTCAGATACTCGGGCGTGGGTTACGGTCCGATCCAGAGAACCCGGAAAAGTGCTGCACTATTTTGGATCACGCTGGAAACTGTGTTCGATTTTGGAACGAGATGCAGGACTTTTTCGAGAACGGAGCGAGCGAGCTTGACGCGGGGAAACACAAAGAGAAAAAGAAAAAGAAACTGAAAGAGAAAGAGCCGATGAAGTGCCCAAAGTGTTTTCAGGTTCACGCACCGCGTCCGACATGCCCGCACTGCGGATATCAATATCCGAGCAGAAACTTTATCGAACACGAGGAAGGGGAATTGACTGCGCTTAGCGGCGGGTCCGTGGCGACGAAAGATCAGAAGCAGGAAATATGGAGCCAGTTGCTCTATATCGTGCGCGACCGGAATTACAAAGAAGGATGGGCCGCGCACAAGTTTAAGGAGCGAGTCGGCGTCTGGCCGCGCGGCCTTGTTGATGTTGAGTTACCGCCGACGCCGGCAATGATGAATTGGATCAAGTCGCGGCAGATAGCATGGGCGAAACGGAAATGAGCGCCTTCGCTGATTTCGTGCGCAACGCTGGACTGATACCCGGTGACATTTTTGCGGATGGGAAGTGGAGACGGTGCGCGACGGTTACGCACGAGCGCAAAAAAAATGGGAGCTATAAGCTCGCGCCTGATGGGCTTGTTGGATGGGCGCAGAATTTCGAGAGTGGCGATCTGCTGACGTGGCGACCGGACCGCGCTGACGTCCCGGCAAAGATTGACCATGCGGCAATCGCGCGCAGGCAGGCCCAGGCCCGCAGAGATTTAATCCGGGCAACGCAGGCGGCGCGTGCTTTCTATATCGGCTGCAAGCCGTTGCGAGACGGGCATCCGTACCTTGATAGTCACGGACTGACTATGGCCGGCTGTTTCGGGCTCAAGATCGATTCTGACGGATGGCTTGTGGTGCCGGTGTTGCTCGATGGTAACCTGATGAGCGTGCAGCGGATCAGCCCGGACGGGGATAAACGATTCTGGCACGGTGCCTCAGTCAAGGCCGGGAGCTATGCTGTGGAGCGCAGAATGGCGTCTGTTACCGTATTGTGCGAGGGCTTGGCTACAGGGCTAGCCATATTCGCCGCAACGCCACTGGTGCGCGTCCTAGTGGCTTTTGACAGCGGCAATCTAGGCCGGGTTCAGATTGCCCGCCGCGGAATGGTGGTTATCGCCGGGGATAATGACCACGGCACGGCGGAGAAGATCGGGCACAACCCAGGTATTGAGGCGGCGACGGAAGCGGCGACGGCGATAGGCTGCGGCGTCGCCGTGCCGGACGGGATAGCCGGGACGGACTGGTGCGACTACCGCATGGAGCGCGTCGCGTTCCTATTGGCAGACAACCCAAAGACGCGCGAGGGCGATATTCGGCGGCGCGTCGATGCGGAGATTGCGGCGGCGATCATGCGCAATGCGACATTCTTGCGTGGAAGCAAAGTAAGCATCGCGTAAGCGGGCGTAAGCAAATTGCTGATTTGACATTTCAGATTATCGAGAATACAGTGCAAGAAGTCGTAACGGACTAGGATTTAAATTGAGCTTTGTCACCGCCGCCCTGCCACAAGTTCCTTCTAGCGCATCCGCGCTTCCTGGTCCGTTACCCTTGTGTGAGTGTGGGCGGCGCTGAGATGGCTTAACATGGCAAAAAAACCTGATATCTGGATGCCCTGGTACATAGGCGACTACATGGCAGATACGGCACACTTAAGCAACGCAGAACACGGGTCTTATATGCTGATGCTCGCGCATGCGTGGATGAATAACGGCATCCTTCCGCTTGATGACAGCAGGCTTTGTAGGCTTGCGCGTATGGCACCGGAAGAATGGGAATACTCGCGCGAAACCATCATGGAATTTTGGACAGCTAACGAAAGAGGCTACGTCCAGAACCGTCTTTCAAAGGAATTAGCGAAAGCAAAAACGCAACAAGAGCACAGCAGCAAGGCGGGCAAAAAGGCGGCTGATGCACGCTGGCATAGCGGCGCGGATAACGAAGAGCATACGCAGCGCAATGCAAAACGCATACGCAGCGCATAGCGAACGCATGACTATAGGGCAATGCAAAACGCATTGCGCCACGGATAGCCCAAACATGCACCTTCACCTTAACCATTACCGTAACCGTAACCGAAGTTCAAAGGCCCGACATAGAACCAAACAAGGCACCCCAGTGATTAATAGTAGAGCAGGGACGTGAGCGGAAATGGCAGAAAACGGATGTCTTGGCTGTGAACTTATAGCAGAAAAGCCAGTGACGTTGCGCGATGGTCGAGTGGTTTGCAGTAGTTGCGAGGATTGGAGAGCGGAAACGGAGGCGCGTTACGTGTTGACTAAACCGACAACTGAATCGAGAAGGGCGTACTTGGACGGCGTTGAAAAACAGCGCGGCCGGATCGCAGCGGACAGATTAAGGAAAGAAGTGAAAGCAGAATGGCAGAGACGCAAAGATTCGAAGGTGGCCGCATGAACTGGACCGCCGCCGATCTGAAGGCGATCACCGACCGCATAGGCGTGAAGGGGCGCACGGTGCGTTTGCTGGACAAGCCTAAAGAGCCAAAGCCAGCGAAGTATCGCAGCGTCAAGACTGAGGTCGAAGGCATTGTTTTCGACAGTAAGCTAGAGGCGCTTTGTTGGGGCGGCCTGCGATTGTCCGAGAAGATGGGCCAGATAAGGAATCTGCGCCGGCAAGTTCGGTTTTCACTGTTTGGGTTCGGAGGCGAGCATATCGGTATCTACAGGGCAGATTTTGTTTTTGAGGAACGCCGCGGCGAGGATTGGATTCGCGTTGTTGCTGACACGAAATCCGAGCATACCAAGACGTTGCCAGAGTGGGCGCGTACCAAGAAGTTGCTCATGGCGTGCCATGGAATAGCGGTGCGGGAGTTGCCGTAATGGGTTTGCGTGTCTCTAAAGCCAAGGATGGCGAATTAAAGGCCCAATGGGGGAAGCTGCCGCGCGATATACCGGATATGGTTTTCAGTCGCGGCGTAGGCGTACCGAAATGCGACGGACATTTGCTTTATGGCGTGCTCTGCGGAAAGCAGATGCGGCTGGCCGTTGGCGATGAGAAGAGAACAGCATATTACGGCCATGTGTTCGATAAAAGCTTTATGGATGAATTGACCGAGCGCGGATACGACATAACTACACTGAAATTTTCGGGAATTATATACTTGACTCCCACAGCGGAATCAGCGGCTTATGAGTAGCCGCATCATCAATCTGGATTGCCGGGAAGGCATGGCCGCGATGGACGCCTGCAGCGTTGACGCCATCGTGACCGACCCGCCCTACCACCTGACGACTGGCAAGAAAGGCGGCACCGGGGAGGCGTCGGTTAACCTCGAATCGCCCTATGGACGCGCGAGGATCACGACAGGCTTCATGGGTAAGGCGTGGGACGGCGGGGATATAGCCCACGATCCTGCGGTCTGGATTGCGGCCCTGCGCGTTGCCAAGCCCGGAGCCTACCTGCTGGCGTTCGGTGGCACGCGCACCTTTCACCGGCTGGCCGTGGCAATCGAAGATGCAGGCTGGGAGATCCGGGACACGGTGATGTGGGTGTATGGCAGCGGGTTCCCGAAGTCGCACAACGGGCCTTGGGGCGGAACCGCGCTCAAGCCCGCATGGGAGCCGATCATCCTAGCCCGCAAGCCACTTGCCAAAGGATTGACTGTTGCGGCGAACGTGCAGCAGTACGGCACGGGCGGGTTGAATATTGATGGGTGCAGGGTTGAAGCACAGGGACGCC